GCGGTCACGTTCGCGACGCCCGCGAGACAATCGGCCGTCGTGTTGCCACCGACGGCAACGTTCGCGAACGTGATCGGAGCCGATCCAACGCCCGTGAGGTTGGCGTTGACGCTCGCGGTGTACGGAACGTGCCACGCGAACGAGGGGTCCGGCTGACCGGCCGGGACGCTGTCGCCGTCCAGCACTACCTTCTGGGCGGGCTTTAGGCTGAAATTCCCGGCCGGGAGCAGTCAAGGCAGCTGGTATCCGTAGAGGAGATCGAAGATTTTCACGTCCCCGGCGGTGGTGTTGTAGCCAGCGAACACGCGATTCCCGACGTTGAGGTTCGTGAGCACGGTGGTGCTCCCAACCACGAGATCGTCGACAAGGCACTTGTATGTCGTTCCATCGAACGCCACACCGTAGTTGTGCGAATTCCCGTCGACGACGTGTGAGGTGAGCACCTTCGTCGAGCCGCCGCCGGCCTTGAAAAGTTCCATCACCAGGTGCGTCGCATCGTACGCGGTCTGCACAGCGAGCATCACGTAGTCATTGCCCGCGTTGCTGCAGGGACCCATCAGTTGCAGGTTCGCGGAGACAGCTGCGAATCTTCCGCGCACCGCCCACGCATGCGGCTGCGTGGTCAAGTCGGTGTAGATCACCCCAGTCAGCGTGATGAAGTTGCCAGCCGTCGGAGTCCAGCCACCTCCGACGATCGCCGCGTCCAGCGTCGAGACAGACGGCAACCCGGCTACAGTTGCCGGTTGGATGTTCGACGGCTTGACCTGGATGTACGTCAGGCCTGAGACGAGCGCGTCGAGAACCGGCTGACGAGCCGATGCCCACGCGTTGCCGCCGCTCCCGCCGCTCCCGCCGCCCCCGGACCGTTTGCCGTAGGTCGACACGTTAGGTCCCCTTCATCTGGGCAAAGACGGAGACGTCTCCGGTGCCGCTCGTGTACGTGAACTTGATCCGGACGTACTTGTACTCGTAGTCGTCGAGGATGATCCCGAACGTCTGCGGCGCGCCCGAGGCGGCCGGCGGTGACGTCGTCAACGTGTACGTGTCCCACTTCGCGTCCGAAGACTGGGCGTCGACGTTGGGGACGTAGTCGTTCGAGTACTGGACGGTCCACGTGCCGACGAGCGTGCCGGCGCCGCCGGTGCGGATCGCGTAGCCGATCCGGTCGATGGCCGAGACGTCCAGGGCGTTCGTGCGGAACGTGGCGGCCTGGGCCGTGAGGATCTGCGGGTTCTGCGGGACCTTGTCGGACATCGTGGCGCCCCTTTGCTCGGGCTAGGGCGGGCACCCCCGCCGGACTGGCTCTGACCACGCCCGGCAATCCCTCAGAACCCGCGCCCTCAGAGGGGAAGCGGGGCGGGGTTGATGGCTATCGAACCGCCCCAGGCAGCCCCGCCGGTGTCCGCCGAAGCCCTCCTGGCCGTGACCGGCATCCGCGAGATCCTGGCGGGCAAGCCGGGCCGCATCACGATGGGGGACAAGGACCGCGCCGAAATGCTCCCGCGGGAGATCAGGCGGTCGCTGACGCGCTTCGTTGCCGAGGACGACGGCCCCCGCAAGGTCGACAAGATGGCGAAGTTCGATTACGGGTGGGCGCTCGACCACATCACCGAGGCGATCGGCCCGTCAGACGATCCGGCCGCCCCGCCGTCCCTCAAGCCGCAGCTGCTCGAGGACATCTCGGCCGCCTTCCGGCCCGAAGACCACGACCTCGCCGCCTCCTACCTGGCGCTCGTCCAGGTGGCGATCCCCTATCTGCAGAAGATCCTCCCTGTCAGCACCGTGGAGACGACCGCGCAGACCACGAACTTCGACCCCAGCGACACCGAGATCGCCAACTTTCGCCGGGCCTTCGACGTCGCCAACGACCCCATGGTCGTCATGCGGGACATGGAGCAGGGGATCCTCGTCGGTGACCAGATCCAGCACTTCCAGGCCCTCTACCCCAAGCTCTATGACGGGACGAAAGCAGCCCTCGGCCTCGCGATGGCGGACGCCCTGGCCAAAAAGAAGTCCTGGAAGCTGCCATATAGGAAAGAGCGCGAAGTGCAGCTCGTGTATGGGACGGACACGATGTCCCCCGCGCTTCAGTCCGATCTCCAGGCCAGCTTCGGGAAGCAAGACGAGACGAAGCAGGGACCGGCGCCGTCGCGCGCGACTGGGAAGACGGCGACGATGTTCCAGTCGCAGACCGGCGCGACCGCGGACGGCGACCTACGGAAGTGACGGCGCGGCTTCGCCGGCGTCGTCCCCACGCGCCGATTTGACCGTGCCGCGCGCCGCCAGGATCGCATCGTTGAGTGGCATGCCCATCGCCACGAGCTTCTGAATCTCCCGGGCCAGGGCGACGTCGTCGGGCGACGGGCCCGCGCCCGTGAGCGCCCCGAGACGTCCGCCGATGCCCGGCGCGTTCACCTTGCGCGCCAGCGGCGTCAGGAAGCGGCCGGCGATGGGAGCCCGGTTGACGGCCGCCAACGCCCCCAGCGTTGCGACAGGATGCATGAAGGCTGTGTACGCCAGCGCCGCCGGGCCGAGCGCCTCGCCGACGCCCTTGTGCATCGCCCCGCCGTGTCCGGGGGTGACGTGGAAGCTGAGATCGGACTTCGCCCGTTGCAACTCAGGCAGCATCGTGAGCGGCCGCGTTTCCGGGTGCTTGGCCACGAACTCGGACAGGACGTCCGTGGCGCCCGCGCTGCCGCCGGCCGTGCCGCTGTTCTCGCCCTGGCGCTGGAGGGCCAACCGGATCTGGTTGACGTCCGTCTTCCGCGTCCCGATCTTCGTGTTGAGCCCCAGCAGCGCGCGGTCGGCTTCGGCCGCCTTCGTCGCCTCGGTCACCTTCGATACGGTGCCGGCGCGGTTCTTCTCGGCGATCGCCAGGTCCGCCCGGATTCGCGACATCGCTGATTCTCGGCGCGCCAGCGGTGCCTTGAGCGCGGCGCGCACCGGCGCCATGTCGGCTTCGGGCGGGAGCGGGCCCGGGATGGCGGTTTCATCCGCGACGAGGTTGCGCAGGTTCGACGTCAGGCGCCGCTCGTCGGCCGCGGCTTCCTTCGCCGGCTTGCCCTTGAGCCCGACCGCCTTGCGCGCGGCCTCGCGCTTCGACGCCCCTTCGGCATAGAGGTCGTTGAGCGCCTTGTACGGCCCCTCGTCGACCATCTGCTTCGCCACGAACGCCGCCCGGCGCAGAGGCGCCTCAGCCTCCCCGGGTGCGTCGGTCGAGCCCACCTTCGCCGACCGCATCAGGGTCCGGCGCAGGCCGTTGAGTTGGCGTTCCGGGACCATGATCGGCCCGTCGGGAGATGTAGCGTCGGACTTGATCCGGTCGATTTCCTCACCGATCGCCGGGTTGGCGTGGCGCTGCTTCTCGAGCAACGCGACCGCCTCGCCCGCTTTCATCCCGTCGAGCCCGCCGCCCTGCACGAGCGCGTCGGGGTCGAACTGTTTCGTCCGATAGTTCTCCAGGATCTTGAGCTGCTCGTTGAGCGCCCCGCGCACGTGCGGCGCCGTCTCCAGATCGTTGACGGCGTCCTGCATCGACTTCACGATCGGAGCGACGTCGCGCGGCGCGGACGCCTCCGGTGAGCTGTCGATCTCGGCCTTGAGCTTGCGATAGGGACGCGACGTCTCCGTGCGGTGTTCTTCTTCGATCTGGTCGATGATCTGCTTCGCGCGCGCGGCGGTTTCCGTCTTTACCGCGTCCTTCGCCGCTGAGATGTCGTCGCGGTAAGCAATGTCGGCCGCCCTGGCGGCGCGGCGGGCGATCTGCGCCTGCTCTTTCGCGGTGACTGCGGCGCCTTTCAGGACCGCCGGTCCCTCGCGGTAATCGAAGCCGTGCTCGTCCTTGAACTGCTGCTCGATCGTGTCGGCGATGCCGCGGGCGCCGATCTTGGCTGCCGCTCCGATCCCGCGATCGTTGGCCGGGACGCCCTTGAGCTCGCGGTCGAACACGCCGCCCTCACCGGCGGACAGCGGCGACACGGTGGCGCCCTGGCCTTCAGCCTCGATCAGCGCGCGCGCCTTGGCGCCCTTCGAGGCCAGCGTGCGCTTCTGAAACGCCTCGCCCGCCCCGCCGCCCGCGCCGGCCATGAGCAGGCCGAGCGGATCCGTCGCCGCCTGCTTCGCCGCTTCCAGTCGGTTGCCTTCGGCATTGGCCGACAGCCCCGCAGCGATCGGAGCCGCCGCCTCGTATCCGGCCACGCCCTTGACGACGCCCGCCGCCGCCTCTGGGATGAGCCCCGCCGCGGCGGGGACGGCCCTTCCGACTAGCTTGCCGGCCGCCTTGCCGAGCAGCTGCCCGGCGCCGGGAACGAAGCCGCCGACGAACTGGCCGCCGGTGCGGTACTCGGGCGCCGCTTCCTGGTCGGCCGCCTGCGTGTTCGCGACCGGCGCGCCAGCAGACGAGAACAGGCCACGGAACGTCTCGGGGCCGAGCGCCACGTCGGGCTGGTCGCCGGCCGCGTTCCCGACGCGCGCGGCGAGCTTCTGCCCATACCCCAGCGTCACGATGTCGTCGATGCCGCGCCCGAGCTGGCGCCGCTTCTGCGGGTCGAGCAGGGCCTTCCCGCGCGAGCCGATCACGTCGCCGCCAATCACTCCGACGGCGCGGACACCGTGCGCCGCCGATTTGAACGCCCGCTTGAAGAACCCTTCCCCCTCCTGGGGCGTGATCGCGGCGTCCGATGCCGCCTGCGCGGCCGCCTTGTCGCCGCGGAAGTTCGCCATGACCTCGTCGTAAGACCCGGTGTTCTTGAGGGCCTTCTCGACCGGCGCCTCGTCGGCGAAGCGCGGATCGATCTCGTGGCCGCGCGCGTCCGCCTTCGGCGCAGTCTCGTCGATCTCCTCGTATCGCGACGCCGCCGCGACGGGCGCGGCTGCCGGCTCGTCGGGGATTTCCTCGAAGCGGCCCATCACTGCAGCGCGGCGCCGGTCTGCTTGTTCACGAGCGACCCATCGGGGCGCTTGATCGCCTCGATGATGGCCCCAGTCTGCGTGTCGCGGACCTTGACGATCTTCATGCCGCCGGGCAGCGCGCCGCCGCCCTTCGACGGCGCCGACTCTCCGAACCCGTGCACGCCCGAGAACACGCGCCCGCGCTGGGCTTCGAGCGCCGAGCGCTTCTCCGCCGGCTGCGATGCGATGAACTTGTTGAAGTCGTCGTACTTCTTCTTCCCCTCGCCCTGCGCGGTGCCGAGTTGGTTGCGCATGAAGCCGACGAAGTTCTTCATCTGCGCTTCGCCAACTTCACCGTCTTTCGCGCCCTGGATCAGCGCCTCGATCGAATCCCAGCGCCCGCCGAGATGGTGAAGCGCCAGGTCGAGCGCCTGCCTCGAGGCCGCGCCGCCGCGCGCCGACGAGACAGCCTTCTCGATCGCGAGCGCCTGCTGCAGCGGGTTGTGCTTGGCGTTGTTGACCTCTTCGAGCACGGCGGAAAGCTCGTCCTGCTTCTTGATCAGGTCGGGGATCTTGTTCTCCCTCGCCCATTCGGTGACCTGGCCCGTGTCGAGCTTGGCGTTCTTCGCCTTGATGCCGCCCTCTTGCGCGATGGCCGTGTTGATCGACTTGATCGATACGTGGCCCGCCTTCGCTTCGGCCGGGATCTTCAGTTGCACGCCGCGCGCGAGGATCTGATCGCCGGTCATCGGCTTGCCGGCGTCAGCGGCGTCCTGGATCTCTTTCCGCAGCTGCACAGCCGCCGCGTCGAGCGAGCTTCCACCGCCCCCGCCGCCACCCTTGCCGGACTTCCCTTTCGCATGGGCTTGCGCCGAAACCATCGCCGCTTCGGCGCGCAGCTTGTCGTTCGCGAGCCGATCGCGCTCGATCCCGACCCGCTGTCCTTCGAACCCGGTTCTCTCGTGCTCGATCTTGAGCCGCTCGTCTTGGTCCGCCAGCTGCGCGTCCTCGACGTTCTGCCCGTGGACCGCCTTGAGCGTCTCCATTCGGGTGGCGTTGGCCTTCTGACGGAGCCCGACCACGGCGGCATCGGTCGATGCCTGCTCGAGCGGGACGCCCTGTTTCAGCTTGAGCGCGACGGCCTGCGCGGCGACGGCGTCGTACGCGGCGGCCTTCTTGAGGTTGTTGTCGGCGAGCTGCTGCTGCTTCTGATTCAACGCGTCTTCAACGCCCTGCTTGGCGAGGTTGACGTTCTCTTTCTGCTTGGCGATGTTCGCCTGCTGCGTCCGGAAGTCGCGCTCGATCGCCGTGTTGATCATCTGGTAGCCGGGGTTGTCGGCGAGCGACCGCCCCCCTGCCGCCCCGAAGACCATGGCCAGGCCGGCGAGGATCTTGTTCCCGACGGACTTGTCGTCCCAGTAGTCGTGGAGCCCCATCCGCATAAACTTGTCATTCTCGGCGGTGCTGCGGTCCATCCACTGTTGAGTGCGGGCGTTGGCCTGATCGACGATGGCCTGTTCGCGCTTGGCGTTCTCGGCCTGGATCTGCGCCTTCTGCTGCGCTTCGATCTGGGAGGCCTCGGCCTGCTTCGCGCGCGCGGCGCCGGCTGCCCGCTCGGCCTTCTCGGCATCGCTGGCGAGCTTGTCCTGCTCGGCGAGCCCGGCCTGCTCCTGCTCCTGGATGGTCGGAGGCTTGGCGGGGGGCGCGGGCGGGGCGTTGGCGGCTTGGGCCGCGGCGATCGTCTGGTCGACGGCGTCGCCTCCAGCGGGCGGCGGGACGGACGCGGCCGTCATGAGCTGGTCCGTGTCGAGTTGTCCGCCCGGGGGCGGCGGGCGCGCGGCGTCGGGAGGGGTCAGGCTGCCGCCCGAGATGGCATCGACGCCCGTGGGCTCGTCGGCCGGGTCCGGCTGCTGGAGGGCGAGCGCGTCCGTCGGCGCCGGACCGCCACGCTGCTCGGGCGCCAGGGCCAAGGCCGGCTCGTTGTACGGCCGCTCGACCGACGTCAGCGCGGGCGCTGCGAGAGCCGGGTTTTCGAACTGCGGGCGCTTCAGTTCGTCCGGATCGTACGCCGCCGCGCTCACGCCGCCTTGCGGCCTTCCACCGCGGTCACGCGACGGTGCATGTCCGCCAGCACTGCCAGGATGGTTCCGGTCGCGCGCGGGACGTCGATGGCCTTGGCGCCCGATGGCGTCTCGCGCACCAGCGTGCGGCCGATGCGGCTGCGCTCGACGTCTTGGGCCATGACGCCGGTCTCCGGGCTCTCTAGCCCGATGTATCGGTAGCCGCTGGGGCGCAGCTTGCGCAAAAACTCCTGGAAGTCGCCCGACGGCGCGGTCGTGATATCGGTCTTCGCTCGCTCGTCGGACAGCAGCGAGGAGACCGCGCCCGCCCCTGCGCTGAGCAGGCCGCCGTACTGCTGGGCGCTCGACGTCTTGGCGTTGAACTGCCCCGCCGCCGCGGTGCCCTGATTCTGGTTGGCCTGTAGGACCTGATTGGCGCGGTTCGACTGCTCCTGGATGTTCTGGCCGCGCGTCCCGATCTGGGACTGCTGGTTAGCGGCGTTGGCGGCCTGGAGGTTCGCCGCGTTGACTTGGTTGCCCTGCTGGATGTTCGCGGCGTTCTGCCCGGCGATGCCGATGTCGGCGGCGCGGCCCTGCCCGGACACGGCGCCAAGCTGGTTCTGCGCCATCGCCGTCTCCTGCGCGCGCTGGAGGGCCGATGCGGCGGCCTGCTGCGCCCCGAGTTGGCCCATGTTGCCGGCGGCGGTCCGCATGGCGAGCGCGGCGTTCCCGCCCCGTCCCATCGCGGCGGCGAGGCCCATCTGCTGCGCCTGTTGCTGCGCGAAGGCCTGCTGTTGCTGAAGTTGGGCCACCGAGGTGTTGCGGCCGGCGATCGTATCCTGGAGCGAGCCAGCGAGGTCCATCTGCTGCTGGCGGAACTGGTCTTGCGGCGCCGTGTTGAGTTGGGCGGCCTGCATCGACGCGGCCATCATGCCGGGGGCGGTCGCGGGAGCCGGGCCGGTGGGCATGCGGTCGGCGTCGGGCGGCGCGGCCGGGTAATTGCCAACGGGGGAATAGGTGCCGCCAGACACGACGCCGTTGTAGTTCGGATCGGGAGCGGGATTGAAATGCCCGATCCCAGAACGCGCTTCCGGCGCCATCTGGCCAACCGGCGCCGTGTAGGTGCCATCGGCATTCGGCGTACTGCCCGGGGGAATGCCCGGGGGAAGTTGAGCCGGCGGCTGCGGGGTGCCGCCGGGGCCGCCTTTATCCGTGACCCTGCCGGCCAGCGGTGCCATGCCGGCCGGCTGCTGACCCTGGACGGGCTGGGCGGCGGCGAACTGCGTCGCGGTCGGCTGTCCCTGCTGCGGCTGGGCCTGCATCGTGACCGGCGCCGTCATACCCGGCTGCTGCATCACCGCCGCGGGCTGGCCGGGCGTTGCCGGCGGCCCGGCGATCGGGGCGGCGCCTGGGGCCGAGCTCGGCGCGGCAACCACCGGCGCCGATCCACCATATGACACGCCCGGCGTGGCCTGCTGCTGGCCCATCTGGGAGATGAATTGGCCTTCGAGGGCGCGGGAGTCGGCAACCGCCTGGTCGATGTTCCCAGTCGACGGCGGCTTGATCGCCCCCCAGACGTCCTTGGCTGCCGATGCGAGGGCCGGGCCAGCGGTTCCGCTCAGCCAACCGCCGGCATCGGATGCCCATTTCGACGGGTCGAGGCTCTGATCCGACGCTGCCACAACCGCGCCCCGAAATCCCTCAGAACCGGCGCGTCAGTGGCAGTTCGTGTAAACGGTCGTGCCGATGGCCGTGCTGGTGCAGCTCGTCGCGGTCGGAACGGGCGCCACGGGGCGCGGATAGCTGGATGCGAACGCTGCGGCGGCATTCCGGCGCCGGTCGCGCGCGGCGGCGTCCTCCTGATACTGCCGCGCGCCTTGGAGTGCCTCGCGCTCGGAGGCGTCCTCCGCCGCGGCCTGTTCGGCGTTCGCGCGGCACTGCATGATCGTCGCCTCGTCGCGCTCTCCGCTCGCCTCGTAGGCCTGGCAGCGTTCGAGCACGCCCGCCCAGCGCGCCTCCGCCATCGTCGTTCCCGTGTACGGCGGCGCCGACATCGCGCAGCCACCCAGCAGCAACCCGATCAGGAGGACGTGTCGCATGCCACAAGCGTGCGTCCCGAGCGAAAATGACGCAAGACTGAAAGTTTGCTCAGGTAGCCCGGCGAGCGGGCGGGAGCTTGTTGAGACCCTTCTTCATCCCGATGAGGGCCGTGATCGCGGCGATCGTGAACGCGCTGTTCGGTCCGTTGCCGCTGTCCGAGATCGTCAGCGCGTAACTCGACGACTTCCCGAACGTCCCCGGGTCGACCTCGAAGTTGAGGGCCGCGTTGGCGCCCATGGCGAGCGCCTTGCTCGGGCCCGCGGTACCGTCGAAGTTCTGCGCGGCCGTCAGCGTGAAGCCGTTCCCGTCGCCCACGACGCGCCCCGTGAGCTGCGTGATGTAGAGCCGCCCGAAGCCCGCCACGCCATACAGATTCACGTCCGAGAAGGTCACGACGTGCGCGACCGAAGCTGAGACGCCATTGTCGTCGAACGTGGTCGTATCCTCGACGACCACGGTGCCGTTGCTGCACAGATAGGCTACCGATCCGTTCCACATCACGGCATCGACGAACGCGGCCGGCGCCTGCGTGTAGCTCCACTTCGCCCACTGCCCCCACAGCGCTTCATAGACCAGCGCCGACGCACCGCCGCCCACGACGCGCATCTGGTTTTGTCCAGGCACCGACAGGATCGCGACGGGATTGAATCCCACGATGTCGTCGTCGACCGCCGCGCCCACGTAATCCCAGGACAGCCCACGCGACATCCGCCAGATGCCCTTCGTGCCGGCGTAGGTGATCGCGCCCTGGTCGTTCCCGGCCATCATGCCGATCGTCGCGCAGCCGGTCGTATTGCTCTGCTGCTGGAAGATGAGCACGCCGCCCGCGCCGGTGTCGTCGGGATACTCATTCGCCGATGACCACGACTGCGTGGCGGTGCAGGCGATCGCGTAGCTGTCGCGCGAGCCCACCGCCGTGATCGGCTCGACGCTCGTGATCCGGCTGACGAGGAAGTCCGAGAACTCCACGGCGAAACCGGGCACCACGTCTTTCGAAAACCACACCGCATCGACATCGCCGGCCACGGCGGCGACGAGTAGGCGACCGCGGTGAACGGACATCGTCCGGCAGGGCGGAATCGCAATGTTTTCGAGCACGCTACCCGTCGTGTAGATCGGCTCCCCGCTGGCAGCGATCACGTCGGACACCGTATCGACGAAGGCCATTCGGTCGATCGTCGGATCGTTGATCACGGGCGCCGTGGCGGTGCTGACCTTGAAATACACGGTCCCGTCCCCATTCGCGAGCGTGCGGTAGACGGCGATCGAGACGTTCGTCTTCCTGGTCACCCGCAGCGTCGGCAGGGACAACGTCACCCTGGTGTCGGTCGCCCCCAGGCTCACCGACTGCGGCACGATAGACGGTGCCGAGCGCCAGAGGTTACCCACCGCGTCCACCCACTCGTAGACGTAGCGGTAGGTGTAGACGGAGGCGGGCGTCATGCTCCCGCCGGCCGCCGGAACCGGCGCATCCGACTGCTCGGGGACGATCGGGAACCCGTGCTCTGTCAGTGTCGAGCCGTCGTAATAGTAGGGCTGCGCGCCAGGGATATGGAGGCCGCTGTTCAACTCGACCGGCTTGCCCACGGTCGAGTCCTGAAACGTGAACGAGATGCTCGACGAGCCCACGTACGCGAGGAAGGCGCCGTTCTGCGTCGTCACGGACAGGTTCTTGAGACCGGACGTCAGCCACGTGTTGCTGGTGGCCGCGACCGCCAAGTTCGGAAGGGACGTGGCGCCGATGAACGCCACGTCAGGCAGCGCCTCGCCGATGGATACCTTCGCCAGCAGATCCAACAGGTAGTAGGTTCCCTGATTCGTGCCGCGGTATTTCGCGAGCGCGTACAGGGTCCCGTTTGCCACCAGCACGCGCGAAGCCAGCTCGACCGAGCGCATCACGGTCGTCGCCGCCGCGCCCGTCGTCACCTTGATCTGATGATCGTAGACGGGGCCCGTTCCCACGGTGAAGTAGATGGCCCGCGCCGCCGCAGCACGCTTGCCCGCCACGTTCGTCGCCTGCGTCGAGGCGGCATCGAACACGGTCGTCGCGCCAAGCACCAGTGTCGTCCCGTCGAACGTCGTCTCACGCACGCCATTCACGCTGTCGATGTGGGCCAAGTAGATCGTGTTCGTCGCGTAGTCGTTCGTCATGTACAGGAACACGTCGGGCACCGCGAAGCCGTACGTCGTCGCGGCGCCGGACGTCATCGTTCCCGGCGTGAACAGAAGTTGCGCGACCGCACCGCCGCCGGTGACGTAGATGACCGCTATATTCCCCGATGCCGGTACGACCTGGACGTCGAACGGCGTCGCCGTCGATGCAACCACGACATTGACCGGGGCACTGAAGGCCGAGGGCGCCCCCGTGTTGAACTTCGCTGCCCGAATCGTCCCCGGGCTCGCCACCCAGAAGGCGAGCACGACGTTACCGGTGACGACGACGAGCTTTACCGGGCCGACGACGCCCGTCTCGAGGTTCGAGTCGATGACCTTGTTGCCGTTCGAATCGCGCACCGTTGCGTGAACGGAGAAGTTCCCGCCTGTCGCGTCGAGCGACGTCGTGGCCGCCACGGTGTAGCCGTTGGCGTAGACCTGATCGCAGGCCGTGGCCCGCAGCGTGTCCGCCGTGATGGCCTTCGTGTCGACGCCGACTGTCGGGGCCGTCGCCGACACCCGATGCCACTGGTCGATGGCCTTGCGGTAGCAAGACAGACCCGTCAGCAACACCAGCCCGCTACCGAGGGTCCCCAGCCTCATGCCAGTGATAATGCTACCCACATCGGCGGTTCTGGGCAAGTTGGCCGACCCGTTGCGGGGGATCAGCTCGAAACCGACGTCTCCGCTGGACGCCTTGACGATCTGCATGTTCTGGAGGAGGTCAAGCTCCCCCTCCACGCCGATCTGCCGGGGTGACTTCTGGTTCACGCCCCTGATCAGAAGCGGATGCGGGACGCGCGGCAGGCCGGCGCTCACGCCCAGTCCCCATCGTCAGAGCCGACGATAATCAGGTTCCCGCCTTCGAGCATGTACCTGCGGCCGCTGTCGCCCGGCGCCCACGACGTCAGGTCGGCGGCCTGCCCCGGCTCGCCGTCGCGGTTCGGCGCCGCGGCGTTGATGCGCGCGATGATCTGCGCCTTGCGCGCCAGGAGATCGTCCGTCGGGGATTCTTCCTTCATCGCGCCGGCGATCGCGGCCGTTACCGGGATGAACTCCGACCACACGTCGAGGATGAAATCGAGCGTGTCTCCGTCGGCGACCAGCGTCGGCGGCTGTGGATTGTACCAAAGCGTGTAGTTGCCGGCGAAGTTGAGGTTCCCGTACTTGTTCCGCTCGAGGAAGCTGAGCGGGTGGACGCTCATCGGCTTCGCGTTGCCGGCGAACAGGTAGTCGAGGCCGCGCAGCTTGTAGAACAGCGGCGTAAGCGCCGAGATGCTCTGCTGGTTCGACCCCGCGAGCGTGAAGGGAAACGAGCTGAGGTAGTAGTGCGGGTACGAGCTGGTGACGAGGTCGTAGAGCTCGCCGATCGCCTCGTTGATGTAGCGGTTCCACTCTGGCGTGCCGACCAGGGTCCTGTTCTCCTGATTGCAGCGCTGCTGCGACTCCGTTCGGAGGGTGGCGAGTGTTTGCGCCATGAAGAACTAACCGGGCCGCGAGAGTGGGTGTTGGTGGGGACCGATTCCTCTGCCCCCGCGGCCCGGAACCTTTCCTATTCCTTTTCCCCGTGCCCGTAGATCTCGCACCAGCGCGCCATCGCCTCGTTGAGCGCGGATGCGTCGCGATTCTTCATCGCGTCGATCATGTCCTGGCAGGCGGAGACGCCTTCCTCTTTGCCGTACTCTTCCGGCGCGTCTTCCTCGCTGGAGTCGTCGGGCTCGTCGTGCTTCATCCCGTCTTTGCCCCGCAGCTTGTCCGCCTGCAGGGCGATCATCACGGACAGGGGCTTTCGCTTGGGGTCCATCATGGGCCTACGGGAAGTTGCTGTTGTTCTTCAGGCCCAAGAGCACCTGGAGAATGGCGCCGCTGCGCGGATCGGCCGCGACGCTGGCGTTGTTGAGCATGGTGAAGGTCAGCTGGCCGTTGACAGCGAGGTTCGCCGTCGAGGTCACGAGACCGGTCAATCCGTCACCCGCCGCCACCGTCGCCTGCGTGGTGAAGATCGAGTACCAGATCAGGTTGGCCCACGTCTCCTGGAGGGAGAGCGTGTAGAGGCCGGCGCCGGTCCTGTTGAGCGGGATGGTCGCCGAGAGGGGGGTTTTGAAGTTGTTGAACAGCGTGGGCGTGCCAGGGGCACCCGCCGCGCCGATCGGAACGTTGAGCGCGAGGGTGGCGCCCTTCGTGTAGTTGATCCCATCCTCGTAAAACAGCTTCGGATTTGCCATGGTGCGTGTCCTTTGCTGGACGCCGCCGAGCGCGCGTTACCGCTACGCGCCCGGCGACAGTCCGACTAGCTGAGCTGCGAGACTCCCGAGTGACCCGGCGCCGCGCACATCAGCTGCGCGAGCGTCTTGTGGCGCACCTGGACCGCGTCCGCGCTGCTCACGTCGAGCAGCGAAACGCCCTTGAGCGACGGAAACATCGGGTTCGCCCCGCCGCCGCAGTAGATCGTCCAGTCGCGCTTCGTGATCACGAACAGGCGGTCCATTGGGCAGAAGGTCGACGGGAACACACGAATGCGTCCCTTCGGCCCTGCCACCGTGATCGCCTCGTAGGAGATCGTGATGCCGGCGCCCTGGATGTTGTCGTAGATGGCGCGGTTGTCGAGCTCCGTCGCCAGCTTCCCGAACGCGTCGAACGAGATGAAGCAGGCGTCAGGGGCCCCGCCGTTCTCGCCGATGCGGACCGCCAGGTCGTAGATCGCCTGGCTGATGGGCTTGCCGAGACCGGACACGCGAACGCCGGCCAGCGACACCGGATCCAACGAGCGATCGACTCCGAAGAAGGAATCGCCACCCACCGGCGCCACGAGCGGCAGCCAGCCCGCGAACCCGACCACCTTGAGGGGCGTCGGGGTCGCGGCCGAAGTGCGATCGCCCTGCTGGAACAGAACGCTCGTCGCGATCAGACCCGCGATCGAAGCCGTCCAGTTGCCGGCGCTCGTCACCGTGCCGGCGTCGCGATCGACGGACGACACGACGATGCTCGCTCCCGCGTTGAGCAGGACGCCCGTGTTCACGGCCGGTGCCGCAACCACGACCTGACCCGGGAAGAAGTTCTGGGCGTCCGACCGCAGCGTCAGCGTGATCGTCGGGGTCGCCTGGCCGGACAGAACCACGCCTAGATCGCCGTAGCCCGACCGGAATAGGTCGTGCTCGAAGCGCTGAGCGAGAGCATCGACGGCGCTTTCGGTTTCGTCCGCGAGCGCCTTGACGACGGCGCCCTTGTTGTCCTGCGACAACTCGATCAGGGTGTTCTGGACCTGGGCCAGCGAGTAATCGAGGCCCCAATCACCGAGGAACGGGCGACGGACGGAGAGTCCGACGTTGCCGAGCGCGTTGGTGAAGGTGGCGGACTGCCCGGGGCCCTGGCTGATCTTGATCGGCTGCTTGACCTGCTCGCCGCCGGCACGTTCCTTGGCGATCATCCCCATCGCGGGGCGGTCGCGGTAGAACATGTTCTCGTACGAGCTGGCGTACCACTGCTTGTAAATCGGTTCGACGTTGGCAACGATGTCCGCGATCATTGGCGGACCTCCTTTGAGGGGCGACTAGACGGTTGCGGGGCGGTCAGCGCTGGAAAGGCGCGAGCACTTCCCTCAGTGCGTCGCGCGGATCCATCGATCCCCGTGCTGGTTGGCGCGGCGGTGCCGAGCCTCCCAACGAGCTGTTGATCGTCCGCGGCTTCGCTCGTTGAGAGCTGGTCGCGGGGGCCGTCTTGTCGATGAGCCCGCTCAGGATGTCGTCGTCCTTGTCGCTCAGTTTTCCGCCCGTCAAATGCGGCGGCAGATCAGAATCTTTCGCGGTGGCTGCGGCGGCGCCGTTCGGCTTGGCGCCCTGCTTCGCGAGCTGCTTTCCGCGTTCCTCGTACTTCAATTCCTGCACCTCGACGGCCTTCTCGATCGCCTCTTCGAGTTCGCCCGGCATCAGCTGCGGTTTGCCGGCGTCGCCCCACGCCTTGATCACGAGCCCGAACACGTCGTTCGCGGCCTCGTCGCCCAGGCGGGCGCAGATTTCGTACTTCCCGGCGTTGGCCGTGATGGCCTTGCCGCACATGCCGACGTACTCGGCGCGCGCGGATGCTTCGCGCGACGCGTCCGCCTCGACCTTCGCCTTGTCGGCCTCAGCCTGGCGCGCGGCCGCATCGTCGTTGAGCTTCTTCTCGAGCGCGGCGAGCTTGGCGTCGCGCAATTGCTCGGCGGTCTGTTCCGGTTGCCCGGCGTAGGCGTTGACCACCTTCTCGAAGGGAATGCCCAGACGTTCGAGCAGGGCCGGGATCGTCGCGTCGTCCTTGCCGAGCGCCAGGACGGCTTCGAAGTCGGTGACGCGCTGGGCGGCGGCGGTCGCCTTGTCCTCGGCCGCCTTCAGGGCGGCGCGGGTCTCCCGGTTGTCGCGGGACAGGCTCGCCAGACGGGCCGTGAGGTTAGGCTCTTTCTTGGCGGCGGCGGGCGGCGGCTCGGCGGGCTTGGCCTTGGCGGCCTTCGGCTTCGCGGTCGGATCGGCGGGGATGTCGTCGGCTGCCGGAACGGCCGGCGCGGCGCCACCGTCCTCGGTGACCGCCGGGTCCGTCACGGGCGCGGCCGGTTCGGCTGCCGCTCCGCCTACATCGCCACCGGCGCCGCTGTCGGTCGCCGTCTCGCCTGCTTGGTCTCCCACAACCTCGCCCCGTTTCCCCTCAGAACCACGGGGCGGCGTGGCCGGGCTTACGTCCCTACGTACTCTTTCAACCGGGGGCGTTTCGCGCGGTACTTGCCGGCCTTCCGGTAGGCGATCGCTGCGGCCTGCGCTGGCTTGCGCCCGGCGTTGATCTCGGTGCCGATGTTCGCCGAGATCGTGCCCTGGCCAGAACCGGGGATCAGCGGCATCACTCCACCGCCAATGGCGCGATGCCGTGCCAGCCGTCCGAGAACCCGATCACGTAGTCGGCGCTGCCGAGCGCGAGGAAGTACGGATCGGCCTCGTCCATGACCCGGAGGTTCTTGTCGAGCGGCCCGTCGATGCCGCGCAAGCGCACGCCGTTCTTGTACGCCTTCGCGTAGATTTCCGGCTTGATGAGCAGCGGCACGGCGTTATTCCTCGACGGGCGTCGCGTTCGCCCGGTCGTAGGCGGCGACCTCGGCCACCTTCGCTTCTTCCTGGACCGCTTCGCGCAGCGCGGAGGGCGGCTCGACAGCGGGCGCCGGCGCGTCGACCGGGCAGGCGTCCAGCAGCATGACCAGCTCGCCGCATTCCTCGCGGTCTGTGTTCGCGCGGGCCTCGCGCTGGCCGATGCGCAGCGCCTTGATCACTCGGCTCTTCAGTTCGTCGGTCATCGGATGCTCCTTTCAAACGCGCGGCGGCTCGAACCAGCAGCCCAGTTTGTCCGTCGACTCGGGAACGACCTGGCTCACGCTGGTCGCCCAGAATTCATCGGTCCCATCGAGCAACACGCGGCCGTTGACCAATCCCGTGTCGCTCGGCCAGACGCGAACGATCACCATCGGGAAGACGTCGCCAGGGCCGACCGCGTTGCCGATGTGCGCTTGCGCGCCGACGGGCCATTCTTTCGACGGGATGCGCGCAGCGATGTCTGGCCCGGTCGTGCGGCGCCGCATGATCTCGGCGGCGTTCTGTTCGGTCAGGCAGTAGTGAACGATTCTTCCGATCGATGGTGTCATCGTGTCCCCTCTTTCGTCATGCCGCGATGGGCATCGTGCTGTTGCCGGCCATCGGGCCGCCGGGTTGAATCACGGGAGGCGGGGCCGCGGTAGGCGGCGGGAGGCCCGCGGCGGCGGCCTGCAGCCCGTTCATCGCGGGCGCGGCGGTCTGCTGCGTCTTGTTCTTCTGGTCGAGGTCCTTCGCCACTTGCATGAACCGGCGCAGCAGTTCCAGCCGCTCTTCGGGGCAGCCCTGCGTCCGCTCGCGCAGGTACCGGTTCTGCGCGACCTCGATCGCGTTGCCCGGCTTGTTGATGTCGAGGTTCTGGTAGGGCTCGGGGCTCTCGAAGATTCCGTCTTCGACGATCTTGTCGAGCATCCAGTCGATCGAGTCGCGCCCGGCGGTGACCAACTCGATCACGGCCTGCGTGTCGGGGTAGTCGATGATGCGCAGGTAGTCCTCTTTCGAGATCTGCCCGACCTGGAACATCTCGGCCGCGCGCTGGAGCCGACCCGCCGGCGACGTCGGCAGCGACGAGATCGGGAACGCCTTCATGATCGACTTGTTGCCCTTGATCGACGCCAGCTCTTTCCAGTCGATGACGTCGATGCCGCCCGCGCGCGGCGCCCGCACCGTCGGCTTGATATCGACGGCCAGCTCGAGATCAAGCTCCGCGAGGTCGAGCACGGCTTCCTCGAGTTGCATCCCCAGCGTCACGTAACGCTCACTCTCGGCCGACTCGAACGCCCGCAGCGCCTCGCCGCTGTTCAGGCCGGCGGGCTTCATCGCCTGCGCCGCGAGCTCGGAGATGCCGACGCGCTTGTACGCACGCTCGATCGTCTTGTCTAGGTGGGCATACAGATCGCCCGGGACTGCCTGCGGTACGACGAACGCGGGCGGGAGGTTCGGGTTGTGGCGGATGATGCCGGCAGCCTTCGACCCGAGTGAGTCATCGGTGACGCCCGAGCCATTCGGCACCAGCCAGCGCCCGGTCGACATGCGCCGCTGGCACTCGTCGATCACCTGCTGCGTCCGGTTGATGTTCGCTTGAAACGGCCCGAGGATCTCCGGGATGCCGATGTTCCAGAAGCCGCGACCGGCGCTGACGCAGGACATCTTCGTGAACGGGTAGCGCTTCGATTCGTACTTCTCGTCGACCAGCGCAACCCTATCGGAGATGCACAGCACGTGACGCCCTGGCGTGCCGTCGGCGTCGGGCAGCTTCCACGCCTCCAGCACGCCGACCATGGCGGTCTGGCTGTTCGAGGTCATGCCGCCCCACATCGGGCCTTGGAACGAGCCCGGGGCCGTCTCGATCGCGAAGGCCACCTCGTCGTCGTCGCCGAAGATCGAGAGCAGCTCCGTGCGTGACACGAAGGTGCGGTGGATCAACGACCGCGGCCACTTGCCGAAGTAGAGCGAGTCCCACGGATCGATCAGCAGCTCGTCGGCCAGCACGACGTCGTGGACGATCGTCTTGCCGTCGAGGCTCTTGGTCGCCTTGATGAACCCGTCGCCGTACGTCAACGCGTCCTGGAACATCTGGCGCGTGAGCGTGTAGGTCTTCGTCTCGTGAAAGACGCCGTCCACGAACCGGCTCCGCTTCTTGCCAGCCATGCGCGCCGAGAAGTCGCCGCCGTCGGTGAGGAACAAGATCCACGGCTTGTTGCGGCCCACCTTGTTGACGAGCGTCTCGACCGACGAGCCGGTGACGTTGAAGACGGGCGCCTTCCAGTCGCGGAAGTCGAGCGCCCTCATGTTCGTGCGCGTGAGGGCGAGCCCGTAGATGTTCGGAAGATCGCGGTTCGTCGCCAGCCGGGCATAAAGCAGATTGCGGGAGCGGCGTTCGAAGTCGAACGACTCCAGGTGCGCGGCCCAGCCGGCGAGCGTCGTGGGTAGCGATTGTTCGTCGCAGTCCCACCAGCGGCCGGTCTGCAGCTCGAACGCCATCAGGTCGCCACGAACGCCCGTCCGGCGAACGCCTTGAACGTGGGCGACGCTGCCAGCGGGTCGAGATAGACGATCAGCTCGCCCGTCATGATGTCGCGGACGGTCCCGGCGTTCTCGTCGACCGTCCACTGACGGGATGGCGGGTTGGGGGCCAGCCGGACGGCGCAATCACGCGCCTCGTCGATGAGCGCAGCGCGCATCTGCAGCAGTGGGGTCATCATCACGACGGCTGGGTCGGGTCGCCGTCGATCGGAGCCACGAGCCGCGCCCCGTTGGCCAGGGCGTCGAGCACGTCAGGCCGCTCGTCCGTGGCCTCGTTCACCCGGCCGCGGATGGCGGCGAACGGGTCCTGTGCCGGCGCGCCGGGCGGGCCCTTGGGAATCGGGTTCTCGCGGTTGATGGCCGCGACGATGTCGGCCTGGCTGTACGGCGCCAGGGTCGCTTCGAGAGCCCCGATGCGCAGGCGCGTTACGCCGGCATCCCGGGCCGCCTTGAAGATCGCCGCGAGGTCTTCGGCCTTGGGGAGGTCCACAACCCCGCCCCGGGATCCCTCAGAGCCCGGCTACCCCCATCCCTCGCCTGATTCCCCATCTTCGGGCTCGTTGAGCTTCCTGGCCTCTGCCAGGGCGGCGCGGACTTCGAGGCGGTGTCGTTCCAGGTCGTCGGCGGGCGGCTTCTCGGGTTCGACATAGGCGTCGAAGTAGTCCTGTAGAGCGTACCGGGCCGCTTCGGACGCGTCCGGGTGCCAGAGGCGCGCCCAAACACGCTGCGTGCGCGCCAGGGCAGCCCTGTCCCAGCGCGCGCGCATGTAGTCCTGCTCCAGCGCCGACCCGATCATGATCTGGGCCCGGGATTCGGTGAGCATGTCGTTGTTGCGGTTGACCTGGCCGAGAAGGTCAGTCTTCTTCGCGGCCAGCACCAGCGGGATCCCGTAATCGCCCTGCAAGTTGTCTATCGTGTTCTGCGAGCTTCCCGCGTCATAGCGGCACTTCACCACGCCGCCCAGCCGGCCGCCGACGCGGGTCAGCATTCGATAGGCAAGCCCAAGAACCGCGAACATCTGCCCCGTGGACAGGCGCGCGGCGCGGGGCGACGTCCAGTCGAAGACGTGCTGCACGATGCGCGACTGCTCGCCCCAGCCCCAGCCCTGCACGCTGGCGCGGTCGCTGTTCGAGCCCGGGTCGAGCGCCAGCGAGAACGTGCGAACGCCGGGGAGCGGCTCCGCCGCCATCATCCCGAACTTGGCGCCGTCCTTGTCCTGGCGCATCTCGTGGGCGTACATCAGCTCTTTGCCACGCTCGTCCTTCCCCGACGCGTACACCGGCCCCATCCAGTCGGGCGACAGCGCCACGTAGCCGTTGCGGCCCTTGAGATAGCGGTAGGCTGTCGCCGCGGGGTCGAACGCCGGGCGCCCGAACCAGTCACGCTGGATCTGCGGGTCGTCCTCGGTCAGCCCGGTGTCCTCGAGATAGCGATCGAGCACAGCGCGCGCGTCGGGGGTGTGCACGTTGGCGAGGCGGCCCCAGTTGTGCCGCGACCAGCCGCGCCCCCTCTCCTGCACCCACTCCCCGTCACGTTCCACCCAGCCCGACTCCCGCCAGAAGCGCCCGACCGGCGCGTCGGGAAACACGCCTGACAGAATGAGCCGCGCCTTCATCCCCATCATCGGCGGCAGCGTTGAGTCGAGCAGCTCGTCGAGCGTCTCCTGTTCCTGGCTCTCATCGATGATGACAACGCCGTCCTCGATTCGGCCACCGAGGATGTTCTTGATGTGGCGGACGTCGTCCGTGCCGCCCATGAGCACACGCGCGCCGTTCGGGAACGTCGTGAGCATGCGCGTCTCATTGCGCCAGCGGTCGTCGAGTCCCGAGAAGCGATCGAACAGCCGCTTCCAGATCGGTTCCCAGTTGTTGGTCCGAATATGCGGGCCGTTGAAGCCTAGGATCAGGTTCGTCGAGTAGGGGCGGAACAGCCCCGAGTCCATCAAGATCGCGTCGTCGCCCTGGCTCTTACCCGCCTGCCTGGCGCACATGCAGTGGATCCGGTGCGACTGGTCCGTCGTGAAGGCGCGCTGCTCGACGTGCATCCGACCGTCAGCGGCGCGGCAGAAGTTCTCCAGTGTGAAGCGCGGCAGCTTCGGTTGATCGGCCTCCGTCAGGTCGAGATATTCGTCGATGGCGCGGGCAAGGTCATCCACGGTCGCCCGGCTTCGGCGGAAGCTCCCCGCGCTGCCACCGAGCGAAGTCGTCGTACAGCTTCCGATCGAAAGCGTCGTGCTCCATCCGCCGCGCCGCCGCTCGCCGTGCTGCCAGCTCGTCTTCGGGCCAGGACTTCGCCGCCTTCGCCTCGTAGAGTGCCCGCCGAATGTTGACCGCCAACGTCGTGTCCGGCGCACCGGGGCCGCAGTCGAGCGCCTTCTTGATGAACTCGTCATCGACTTCATCGACGGGCGGGAGCGGGCGATCAGCCACGGGGCTTCGTCTCCCACCATGGCACGACGTCGCCGCCTTCCGGCCGCTGCCAGCCGACAGCGTCGCGGCTGAATTCGACAGCTGGGATGCGGCGCGCGCCGGTCGGCGTCACGTGAACGAAGGCGCTGCCGTACAGCGCCACGTCCAGGCGGCACGCCTCGTCGTCCTCGGGGCTGAGCGCGGGAAGATCGGACACGTGACGGCCGGCCACGTCGTGCGTCCGCCAGCACGCCGGGTCGTTGCAGGGATCAGCCATGGCGGTTCCCTTTCAGCGCAGGCCGCGGGGCAACCTCGGCCGTGGTGTCGGTTGCCGAGCGCCGGCGCCGGGCCTCTTCGATCTTCTCTTCGAGCAGCTCCCGGGCGGCCGCCTTCATCGCCTCGTGGTCCTTCGTCGGGAACAGGCCGACGTGACGGCCGGCCAGCTTCACGATGCCGGGCTTGTCCCACAGCCGAAACTCGACCTCGCGGGTGACGCCCCCCTCCGAGTCGGTCGTCGTGCGGCGCTTGATCGACGACACCGCCCGCATCACGCCTTCCGGGGCGCCGGGGGCCGGGGTGAGGTTCCCGAAGTCGTCCACCTGGTAGTGGGTGACGTCCGAGAACGCCAGCAGCGCCACCTCGCTTAGCACCCGGGCCTGCGTTATTTCGGCCCGCACCTCCAGTTTCCTGATGGTTCGCCCTACGGCTTCGGAGATCTTATCCTGCCTTAGCAACCGGGACCCCGTGACGTGTGCAGCGCCTCGCGAGTACCCGGCGGAGATGGCTGCCTTGGTCGCGTTGCGTGCCGGGTCCGCCAGAAGCTCGGCAACGAACCGCTGTTGCTTCGGCGTGAGCATGTGTTCAAGCTTACTCGTTTCCTTCGGCTGTTTCCGGTTCGGCCGGCAGCCATTTCACCCCCAGATCGTCCGCCGCATCCGTGGGTAGGAACACCATGTCCGGCGTCCCGCCGTACTGGCTTACCTGCGCGACCAGCCGGGCGATGGCCTTGGCGAGGCGGCGGGCTTCGAGCTCGTCGTCAGGTATCACGGGGCCGCCTTTTCGCTGCCAGCGCCACGCGAAGCCGCTCCAGCAGCACCGGGGCCAGCCGGGCCCCGCAGTTCTCACAGAGCAGGGCCCGGGGGCCGTCTACAACGTGAGGGTTGGCGGGATGGCCGCAGGGGGCGGGCGGGGCGTCGGGGGTGGGGCGCGTCCCTAGGACGGTTTCGGTGAGGCGGCTCATCGGTCGATTTCTCCGAACGGCCGCATTGCGTCCATCGCCTGCTGGAACGTCTCGGGCGTGAGCGGGCCGCCGGCGTCGATGAATGCCCCCGTCAGCTGCGCGCGCTCAACGCCGCGAAAGAGCCCATCGAAGCTTAGGATCTGCCCCTCCCACGGGCGCGGGTGCGGCGTCGTCCGGCGCATCTTCACGCCCGTGTGTCGCGCCCAGCGGCGGGCGACCGACGTCACCGACCCCTCGGGCGCCTGGGGCGGGCAGCAGCCTTTGCCGTCAACCCAGGCCTGCAGCAGCGGCAGAACGAAGTCTCGATACCGGCGTGGCATTACCCCGGCCCCCACTTCCACGCCGATCGGGCAGCGTGCCAGGCGTCAGCGATGCGGGCCCACAGGGAGCGGGGCGCGGGCGGGCGCAGGGTGTCGGCGGTGATGGTGCGGTCGGTCCCGAATAGCGGCACGGCGCGGTTGCCGGCGACCTTCTCCATTCGCCAGGCGTCGATCCCGATGTACGGCGGCTTGGCGGGCGGGCAGAAGTTACGCTCGTCGTGGCTCGCCCGGTGGATGCCACAACCGGCGCACCAGTCGCCGTCGGGCCAGACGTTGGAGGACGATCGGAATTCGGGGCGCATGTCGGTACTCATCCTGGAATCTCCGGAAGCACCGGCCGCTTCCCGCTCAGCTGCCCCCCGCCCCGCTGCCACCGCCGGACCCCGGCCTTGTAGAGCGAGAACCACGCCCGGCGGATCCGACGCGGTAGCCGCTCCACGCGCGCCGTCTCCAGGCGGCTCAGGAATAGCAGCGGCTTCACCGCCAGCGTCGCTTCCCTGCCTTCGATGTACCCGAGGAGGTTCTCATACACCTTCTCCCCGATGCGCTCGGGCGTCGTCTCGTCGAGAAGGGCGTCGAGGGCGGCATCGATGACCTGGAGGAACACCGATTCGTCTTCGGCGGACTTCGCTCCTGATTCCCGCCCCATCTCTCGAGCAGGGTGGAGGACTTCCACCTCCCGCGCCGGGAGGCCTTGGGCGTTGAGGATGGGCATCAGCGGCCCACCTTGAACGTCACTTCACCGCGGTCCGCGTTGATCGCGGTGACCGTCAGCTTGTCCCCGCCGCGCCATCCGTTCTCGGCGACGGGGAACCGTGTCCACGTCATGCCGTTGTCGTGCGACGTCCATTGTGCTCCGAGGTCGAAGCACGGCGACAGGAACGGCTCTTTCTTGAAGCGGCCGCGTTCGGCGGCGCATGCCTCCGGTCCGATCTCCCGGCAGCGATCGCACGCGGGCGGATCGGCGGCGACCATTTCCCTTATGCGCGTCTCTTCGTCCGGCGTCAGCGGCACGCCCGTTTCCGATGCCACCGCGCGCGCGGCCTCGATCACGTCGTCGATATGGTTCATAGCCCGATCGGCTCCCCTCCGAATTGCGCAACCTCGGCCAGCATCGCGGACATCCGCATCTCGGTCGCCAGTTGCCGGATCCGGCGCGCTTGGTCCGGCGTCGCCGACCACGGTTGACGATCGCGGCCGCCGACCGACAGCGTCTCAAGGTCCTGCTGGAATACGTGCAGGCACGCGAGGTGCGTCCACTCCGGGAAGGTGTCGACGAACGCCGTGTCCTCCACTGCGACCGCGACCTCGATCAGACGGTGGGAATGACCGTCCGGGTAAGCGTCGTCGTATGCCCAGTCTTCGAGCTGCAGATGCGCGATCACGGCGCCACCAGCATTCTCATCGCCTGCGCGTGGGTCAGCATCGTCACCGTGTAGCCCTTCGATTCGGCGAGGGCGATCCCCCGCGGGTGTCCGTAGATCGCGCTCACTCGCTTCGGGAGGGCGGCGGCGGCGGCGAGGAACTTCGCCACGCCCATCTGACGCCAGGGCGAGCGCTTGACGTAGATCCAGCACACGACCGGGCCCGAGTAGGCGATCCAGCCGGCGATCTCATCCTCGTCGCCCTCGGGATGCGCCACGAGAATCGTGAAGCGTTCGAGCACCTGCGCGAACTCGCGCTTGAACGTCTCGAAGTAGAGAGGCCCCGGGATGCCGGCGACCTCGTCGCTGTCCTTGAAGCTCTTGAGGAACGTGGCGTATAGAAAGGGCGTGTCCAACGCGTGCCGCGTGCGCGCGCGGAACGTGACCTTCTCGGCGGGGGAGGTAGTCATGAGGCGGCATCCGTTCCGACAGGAGGCGCTGCGGGCGCCCCTGGCTTCGGCCGATGATCTTCCGTCGGCGCCCAATTCAGCGACCCGTGTCGTCGCCTGTTGTTCATCACGGTCGCGACGTAAGCGCCGATCGCATCCTCGACGCGCCCAGTTGGGCACGGCGTCGACAACCCATACGTCGCATCTTCGCCGCAGTCCCAGGAATTCTCGCCCTTGCCGGGTGACGGGATCGGGTCTTGCTTGCTATCGAAGTCAGCCGCCAGCCAGCGCCGCCACACGCCGGGCCAACGCTTCCGCCGCCACGTCCGCTCTTGGATTTCCAGCGTGGCGTCGTACGCCCGCTCGGGCATCGGGATCTTGACCTGCAACGGCCCTTCCAGCGCGCGCTCGGCATACTTTGTCCGGCCGAAGATGAAGTCGACGATGTGAAAGCTGCCGTGATGCCACTTCGGATCGCGGCTTGACCAGCCGCCCATCGGATCGCGCCAGAAGTTCCACCAGAACGCCCAGTCGTACCAATACAGGTTGAACAGTTCGCGATCGCCGTAGTCGCGGATCGGCAACTCCTGCTTCGGATAGCTGCGCCGCTGATCTTTTGCGAGCTTCGGCAACACCTTCTTTGCCAGCCACGCAAAGGGACCCCCGAGAAGTGTCAGATAGAAATCGAACAGCCACGGCAGAGCGATCCGGAGACTGATCCCGGTGCCTTCCTGGCGCACGAACGAGAACGCGATCGCGCAAGACGCGTCCCACAGGATCGTCCAGCACCAGTTGATCGCGATCCCTCGACGTCGCAGACCGGCGTCGCCAACGCCCTCGCGCTCGAACAACGTCAGCCAGGCGCGTCCGTGCCGACGGCCGCCGCCCCATCGCGGATGCTTCTTGCTCTCGTTGAGATTCTGCCAATGGAAGCCCATCACTACCCCGCCAGCATTTCGATGCTCAACCGCAACAGGCGAACCGCGTTCGTCCTCGACTGCGGCATGAGCGGCTTCGACGTGAGGATCTCCGCGGCGGCGGTCGCGTACTCTCGGGCGAGCCCCGTCGGGTCGGTGAGAGCTCGCGTTGCCATCGCGGGGACGGCGGGTGCGGGTGGCGGCGTCAAGACTTGGGTTGCCTGCGCCTGCTGCTGCGCGGAAAGGTTCGCTTGATTTAGCGCCTCCAGTTGCCCCGTCGCCTGTCGTTGCGGGTCCGGCTTGTCTTTGTTCCCCATCTTCATCTCCCTTCGGATTCGTTCGTCGGCCTGCCGCAATACGCGGTAGTACCTGTAATCCCCGATTTTCAGCGTGGCTCTGATCTCTTCGTAGGTCGCCCCGTCGGCCCTCATGCGCAGGATCTTCCGGTCGAGCGCCGACGAGATCGGGAAGACCCCGAAGCCCCCGGCGATCACGCGACGGTTGCGGTGCTTGAGACGGGTCTTGAAGCTGTGCGAGGCGACGCCGATCTGGCGGTAATACTCGGCCTGCGCCGCGGGGACGACGCCCGGCTCTGACCCTTCGCCGTTGATGTTGCGATGGCCAGGGACGCCGCGATCAGCAAGCGGACCGTCGGGGTCGGCCTGATCTTCGATGTCCTCGAACCCCGACAGCTTGAGGCGCAGGCGCCAGGCCTCTTGTAGCAGTAGGGTTGCCACCGGGCCGAGACGCGACGGGGCGCGGGAGGGCGCGGTCACCTCGATGGCGCGCGAGAACGCCGCGAGGTTCGTGATGCGACGGGGGGCGATCACGCCCAGTCCTTCAATTCCTTGCGCAGATCTCTTAGAGCCCTGCTCTCCCGCTGCCGGACCCGTTCGTTGCTCTTTCCGTACCGCCGCTTACCCAGCATCGTTCCGATTTGAGCGAACGTTTTCGAATCGCCGCCCCTGATACCGAATCGTTGCTCAACAACCAGCCGGTTGATCGGCGACAGTCGTCTCAGCGCGCCTTGAACGGCGTCGCGCAATTCGTCTTGCTCCACCCCGTCGAGCAGAGGCGGCGGCGCCGGTTCCTCCGACGAGATACCCAGCGCCGTCAGCATGTCGTCGGCGTCCAGCGTCTTGACGACGCGTGTGTTCTTCACCTTGTTCAGGCTCTCGGGAAACAGTTCGACGGGATCGACTTCGAAGAATCTGGCGAGCAGCTGCGCCTCATGTGTCCACGCCACCACTTCCGTCTCAACCTGGCCGACGGAGGCAACCTGCCGCTCTGGCTTGATTCGCTTCACGATGATGGGCGGCCGGCTCAACGCCTCGAATCCGCAGACCGCGTTGATCGTGATCCCCGCGAACTCGGCGAGCCGTCGTTGCGTCAGACCCAGCGCGGTCCGGCGGTCTTTGATCTGGTTGTTCCGGATCGTGACCGTGACCTCCAGGTCTTTCCGTCGGCCCGTCACGCGGACGCCTCCGTTGCCCGCGCGGGGTCGATGAACCAGGTATGGCAGCCCGGCGGCGGCACATGACCGGCCGCGATCAAGCGTCGTCTCAGTGCCGTTCGGTCGATACCGAGCCGGCGCGCCGACTGCGACAGCGTTTCGAGCTTCGCGCGCGCGGCCACGACCTGGTCGATGATTTCGGTCGGTACGCGCCAATGCCGGCGAGCACCAGGGCGCGGCACCGGCGCCCGTCCCGATCGCTCCACCCACCGCGCGATCGTCGCCCCGTCGAAGCCGAGCCGCTTACCTGCAGCGTCCATCGTCTCCGACGCCATCCAGCGCGCCACCGCGTCGTCCACGTCTTGCGGGTCGACGATATGGAATCGGCGCCTGGAGTCGCTCGGCCGCGACATCGCCGGGCGCACCGTCACGCCGGCCCACGCCAGTACTAGCATCAGGCTGTCGAGGGCAAAGCCGGCGCGGTCGGCGGCGTTGCGGACGTATTCCATGCCCCGGGGCGTCCCGCAGCCCAGCCCGAGGGCACGGGCGCGGTAGTAGGTCGCGACGCGCGTGCGCTTCAGGCGGCGCGCGATCCAGGTCAACGACAGTTCGCCCCACATCATGGCCAGGTTGTTGTCGTCGGCCTTCGTCCACTTCCGGTGGGTGTAGAGCTTGAGGCGCTGAGTGCGATGGTGGATCGATGTCAGCGGACGACCCAGCGCGCGCGCCATCGCGGCGGCACCCTCCGTCTCGTACCGGGCGCGCAGGATCGCGTCTTCATCGGCGGTCCACGCGCGCTGCCCGGGTAACAGCGGCGGCGGCTTTCGTGCGAGCGCGTTCATGACGTCTGCACCGCATAAATTTCGCAGTACCAGCACCAGCCACACGGCGGCGTCCGCGTGCACCGGGGCGGCGGGACGCCGAGCCAGATCGCCGGCGGCACAGTCGGGCCGGCAGGATTCGAACCTACAAGCGCGGCGGTACCCGGGAGCGACCCGGACCCGTTCCCGCGCGCCGGTGTACGGTGCGACTTTCCATTGCCGCCACGGCCCGTTGGTTTCACTTCGCCGCCGCCGTTCTCGCCCGCACCTCGGCGATCCACTGCTCGGCCTCTTGCTCTCGAAGCTTCTTTGCTCTTCGTTCACGGGATGCGTCGGCAGCGTTGCGGGTGGCGAGCTGCTGGCGATCGAGGAACACGACGTCGTTGCGGGCGCGGACGAACTTCGTCACGCTGCCACCGCCGGCCGATAGGAATCGCGAACGATGTCCCATATCCATTCCGCGACCTGCGCCGGGCTCGCGGTCACATCCCCGTCGCCGTCGTCATCGACGTCGAACCCGAGCGCGCGAACTTCCGCAGCATCGTCGGCGGTGAGTTGCCACCAATATTCCGTGAGCTGCCAGATCTCCTCGCCCAACCCGCCCATCAGGATCATGCCGTCGAAGCGCTCTCGGTGCTGCGGCTTCCTCCGAGCCTGCAGTTCGTCGTGCTCGACGCGGCAAATGTGGTCGCGAACGAAGTCGGCGATCGCGTCGCACTCAACGTGAACCGAATACGTGTCGGCGTCGCCTTCGTACACCATGAACGTGCGGATGTACGGCGCGCCGATCGGGATCGGCAGATCGCACTCGTAGCACTTCCGCGCAACACGCCCGCGGCGGACGCGCGTCTGGCTGAAAACCTCGGCCGCGTCGAAGTCGCTCGCGCACATCAGGCGACGCTCCCTTCCAAGATTCTCACCGGCATCGACGCCATCCGTTCTCGTGGCTGTGCCGCGGCGAATTCCTTCGGTCCCCACCACGCCCCGTCTTCCCCGATGCTCAGCTTTGCCAGTCCACGAGGGACGAGAGCCTCAGCCCCGAGCCAGGAGGCGGCGAGGATGCGCGGGGCTTCCTCCCGCCAGTCGCGCAAGATCGGGTCGTGGGCGAGCGCGCGCAACTCGAAGAGGGGCGATGGAGCGGCGCGGCGGGTGAGAAACCACAATCTCATCGCAGCCACGCCCACGTTGTTCCCTTAATGATCGACCTCGGAACGCTGTCAGAGACCCCATACGCAGCGCCTAAAGCGGCGTGCGTAGCGCCAAACGCATGCAGCGATCTGATGTCGATGACATCCGCCTCTGTGATCTTCGACCCGACCACACGTGAACCAAGCCGTTTCCTTCCCTTCGCGACGCAATCGGCCTGATTGTCGAGCGCTGTCCCCAGGAACAGATGATCCGGGCGCACGCACGGACGATTGTCGCAGCGGTGGAGTACTTGAAGCCCGTCCGGGATCGGTCCATTGGCCAATTTCCACGACACGCGGTGCGCATGTAGCCATCCGCTCCCGGCACCGCCCGCGCCGATCTTTCCATACCCATTGCCCTTGATGCTCGCAGTCCAAACCCAGCACGGACCCAATTCCGGACGCAAGATCGGACCGTTCTTGTTTACCTTCGGCCAAAACCGAAGCTCGATCGGGACCCTGGGAGATCTCACGCAGCCGCCTCCATACTCGCGTCCCACTTCCACGTCATGAACGGCTGCAGCGGCACGGCGCCAGGGCGGAACACGCACAAAACGCAGTCCTTCGGATACGGATCTTCCTGTCCGACGAACGTCAGGCGCGGCCGGAACGCCATCACATCGGCCTTCCCGAACACGTAGTCGTTGAACCAGTTGCTACCGACTGCAGCCGGAACTAGCAGCAAGATCGGCGCGCCCAGCCACGCTTCTGCCGCGCACTTCGCCGCCCACGGTGCGATGTTTCCGAAGGGAGGATTGAGCCACAACCACTCGCCCGGCTTGCGCGGGAGGCGATGCCAGGAGACAGCGAGAGCATCTTCTCCGGCGGTCGACGACGGCCCAAGGTAGCGATACGTCACGCGGTTGTGCTGCGTCGCCGCCAGGTCCCAGGCGATCGCGCCGCCGACGTAGGCCGACGCTGCGGTGACGAACGCGGGCGGCGTGCCGACGTCCTGCTCGGACTTGCCGGGGCGCTGACGCGGCATCTTTCGCGGAGCGTTCACGGCCCCACCCACCAAGCCCCGACGGCCAGCACGAGAGCAGCAACCACGGCCCACCGCCCCAACCGGGGAGGGCGGCGGTATGCCGTCACGTGGAGGAGGATCTGCGCGCGGGTCACGCGATCGCCTCGTCCGTCTCGATGTCGAAGCACACCAGATCGCCGCCGTCTTCCTGCACGTCGTCGATCATCGACGCGACGATCTGCGTGATCTGGTGCTGGTGCGGGTCGCGTAAGATCCGCCGCGGTTCGATGCTGACCTCGCGTCCGCGAATCTCGCTTTCGTCGATGACGACCTTCGCCACGATCGTGAGCTTCACGGGCTGATCTCCGCGTCGTCGCGCTCCGGGGGCAGCCGGCGATCGGGCTCGGGCGCGATCCATTTCTCGTCCTTCTTCGGGCACGTCGGACACGATTCGTCGCCCAGCGACCGCCGGTGATTCGCCGCGGCGGCGTCCAGCTCGGCTTTGCACTTCTGCCAGACGCCCAGCACGGTCTTTGCCGCTGGCGTGGTCGCCTTGTACTTCGCCCCCTTCGAAAGCTCGTCGCTGTCTTCGGGGATGCTCGGATCGAGACGTTCGATCCCGCCGTTCGCTCGCTGCTCATGCCACCCCCGGGTCGCGATGTCGTACGCGCGGCGCGCCGCCTGCATGACATCCGTGCTCATCGTGCCACTGCCTTTCCTTCCGCCAGCTCGGCGGTGAGTTTCGCGAGGGCAATCCGACTCTCTGCGCGCTCGGCTGAGGCGCGCTGATCTCGATCACGGTCGGCTGTGATCCAGGGCGGCGCCGGGGGCTTCGCCGCGATGCGCGGAACCCGAAGGCCGGTGAACGCGGTGACGAAGAACGCGAACGGGTGCCGGGCCGCTACCACCCTCGGGGACATGTCCCCCATGAATTCGGCGATCATCACCCCAGCGCGAGCCTGCGCGGCCAGGACGTCGGATTCCGGGAGGGCGTCGATGATGTCGCGGAGCTGCCCACCAGCGCGCGCCGCTGCGTCGCCGCCGCCATAGGCCAAGCCGCCATACTTCGCGATCCATGCAGCGCCGAACCGCTTGAGCCACTCCGCCGCCGTCCACTTGGCCCTTACCTTGCTTTGCGCGGGCGTCTGATCCGGATCGGATTGCTCCGAGATCAGAGAGAGAGATCCTGAAGGTGAAGAGTTGGAATTCCGTTGAGGTTCCGTTGACCTTTCCGTTGCCCCGGTTGTTCCTACGGGCGTGGTAACGGCCGTTCCAACGCCCGTTGAACGCCCGTTGTCGGTCGGTTGGTCGCTCCGTTGAACGCGCCTTGCCTCCGCGCTCCTACGCCCGTTGGCCGATGCCGACTCGCGTCGCGACATCGCCTTGGCCAGTTCCCGGTTGAGACGGTGCTGCACTAGGGCGTCACCGTCCAGACTAAAGAACCGCGCGATCATCCCCCACACGCGCTGCCACCGCTTCTCTGGCACCATCGCGAGGCGTTGCAGGCGAAGCGAGTCCGTCGGCAGGCGGCCGCCGCGCTTCCACGCCGCCATCAGCAGCAGCAGGTAAGCGCCATGTTCCTCGGCGGACAACTCGTTCGTGTCCGAGAGGTAGTCGGCGATGTAGATCGGCATGAAGATATCGACCTTTTCGCTCACGAAAGCGTGTCCTCGTAGTACCCCTCAACAGAGAAACGACCGTGTTCGATCAGCCGGCGCGCGTGATCCTGCGCGCGAGTTTCAGCCAGCTCGATGATGCCTTCCGCCGTCAGCGGACCGCGGCCTGCCAGGGCATCGATATCGTCGCGCGAAATCCCCAATCCAGCCGCGAGCCCAGAAGCCTCCAGGGAATCAGCAGCGAACGGCACCGCAATCGAAGCCTTCAAAGGGCCGGTGAACATGAGCCCAGAAAGTTCGACTCCCAGCGCAAAGCCGGACACCGCCGCCAGCTGGACAGAACTCAACCGTCCAAGTTGAGGCTTCAGCGATCCGGTGATCTCTGTGATGACGTCGTGGCAATCTTCACAGAGCGTCGTAAGAGCGTCGTCGTCGTACTCCCATGGCTTCTTCCCGCGCAGGTAGTAGCGATGATGAACGTGCAATGTCTTGGTTGTGCAGCCGCATTCGGTGCACGTGAACTCATCGCGATTCAAGATGTCCAGGCGCCGCTTTTGCCAGCGGGGATCCTTCAGCATCTCAACGTAAGAAGAGAACGCCATCATCCGACCGCCCTCATCCGCCGCAGCGCCATCTCGTCGCCGCGCGCCACCGCCGTCAGGAATTCCGCGAGCTCGGGCTGTCCCGCTACCAGCTTGTCGACGATCCGAATCGAGTGGATCGCCGTCGAGTGATCCCGCCCACCGACGGCTAGGCCGCACATCGTCCTACTCGCCCCAAGGACCCGGCACAGGGCCCAGACAACCCGGTGTCTCGCGTCCTTAACCCCGGCGCTCCGGTCGTCCGCACAGATGGCCTCGTAGCTGTACCCGAGAGCCAGGGAGAGGCGTTCGACGGCGGGACGCAGCTTGAGAGCCTCCCGGTCCTTGCTCGTCGCTGTGCCTCGCCTGCGGCCTGGGGCGGTGCCTTCATCGGAACCCGGCACTAGGGCCCGGCGGATGACAGCCATGACGGCGGGGAGACGCTCGGAGGCGGGCAGGTGGGCGAGGCGATCGTTCCAGTGGAAGGCGAACGTTTCGGCCAGCTCGACGTCGAGAGGTAGGGTCACGCGCGCACCGACTTCGGTTTCCGTGCGGTAGCGCCGGTGGTCATCCAACCACCTTGGGAAAGTGGTCAGCGCAAAGCACGTTGCCCCCCGGCCCGCTTACCCGGCGCGCAGCACCGGACAACCTTCACGCACTTGCGACCAGCCGAAGACCGCTTGGTGATGTACTGGCAGGGCATCATCCGAGCCCTCGCATCGCTTCGCGGTACTGCGCCTTTCGGATCCCGGCCTGCCCTCGGTACCAATCCTTCTGTTCCGTCGGCAGCGCGTCCCAGCCGACATTGGTCTCGTCAGTGCGCGCCAGCATCCATTCGTGGCGGGCGTCGTTCGGCCAGCCTTCGAACGGCCCCTCGGTGCGGGTCCAGTCGCGGTGAAGTTGCGAGCACTTAGGCACCGTCAGCCGCGACGGTTCCTTGCGACCTGTCCCCGTCGGCATGCCGCCTTGCGGGTTGCGCTCGTGGCTCGCCTCGTTGACGCCGACGCAGACGTGAGCGGGAAAGGCGGCGAGGCCAACACACATCTGGCGGCGTGCATATTCCTCGCGGCCAGCGTCGTAGTCTGGATGTGACAGGCGCCGCGGCGCCTTCGGCACCATGAACGAGCGCTTCATGCCGTGGCGTTCCTCGCCCGCGGCGATGCGGGCTGCGCGCTTGGCGGACATATGCTGCAGCCGGCGCGGCTCGCGCTCGACTTTCATCAGCTTCGGGCAGGGACGGATCGGCTCGCCGTTCACGTCTGACCTTGGAGGCGAGCGTTTCGAGCCAGCTTCTTGCCCGCCTTTCGCTTCACCGGCTTGGCCAGCTCCCGCGCAAGTTCGGCCCGCTCGGCGGGTTCCAGCGTCACACCCGACAGCCCGTCACGCTGAAAGATGTCAACGTCAAGACCGCCGTCGGCCGTCGGCGTGAACCTGACGACGTTGGCCTCGCCGTGGAAGACGAGGCGCTTCACGACGCCCGCCCCGCGACCAGCGCCTTGAGCTTCCCGTGCGCGCCCTTGTGCTGGCCCCAGTCGATGCCGCCGGCGCGGAGGGCCGTGACCACCTTCAGTCCCGGCCGTGTAGGCCTAGGGGTTACTCCTGAATTTGCGATAACCCCTTTGCGTCGGCGTGTTGCGTCGCCTGTTCTCGACAAGTGCGGCATGTCCAGGACTCCTCTCACAAAAAAACGAGCGCTAGAGACGAACGACGAACACAGCAATCCGCAGGTTGGGCACCATGAAGGCGGCGGCGCTCGTCGTCCGACTCTGTCGCTCAGTTCCCATGATGCCCGACGTTCATGTGCTACCAAACGACCTCGACCGTCAAGAATAGTTTTCCAGTTTCTTTGAAGTGCTTTCGCTTTCACTAGTTGCGGGCGCCTTCTTCGCCGGCCGCCGATCCATTGCGGCGGCGATCTCAAGCGCGCGGTCTTCCTGCTCGCGATGCATATACCGCTCGGTCGTCCGGCTGTCGGCGTGACCAAGCTGGTCCCGGAGGCTCTTGAGGCTGATACCCGCAGCGTCGGCCAGGCTGGCGTGCGTGTGTCTCAGGTCGTGCCACCGCAGTCGCTTGTCGCCAAACGCGCAGACCGCGTCCAGGCCGCACTTCTCCACCGCGGCGCGGAACCACAGTTCGATCGTGCTCGGGTGCAGCGCACGGCCCGTCTGCTTGCTCCAGAACACGAACGGCGAGGCCCCGTGACGTGGGAGCGCGTTGACGTACTCCAAGGCGCGCGGGGTGAGCGCCACGATTCGCTTTCGCTTGCTCTTGGTCTGGGCGCTGTTGATGGTGAGCTGGCCGTTGCCTGCGATCCGGTCGTGCCGCAGCGTGAGCATCTCGGAGATGCGCAACCCGGTCGAGACGGCGACGAGAATACCGGCGTGAAGGAACGGATTCGGGCGAGCCGTATGTAGCAGCGTCTCAACCTGCTCCCAGGTGAGCCAGGTTTCGCGCGCGGTACGAACTCCAGCGCCTTGAGCGGCGGCGATCGGGTTGTTGCCGAGAACGCCTGCGACGATGGCCCACCGATACATCTGCTTCGCTCGCAAAAGCTCAGTGTCGAGCGTAGCGGCCGAGACTCTCTTTCCCGTGCGCGGGCTTGCCTCATACATCCGAATTGACCTGAGGTCCGACCACGCGTCGGGTGTGATCTCGTCGGCCCAGCGGTGACCGGCCAGGCGCACGAACGGCTCCAGCCGCGCGCGCTCCAGTCGCCACGATCGCGTGAACTTGCGGACCTTTTCCCAGCGCTCAAACATCTCGCGCACCTTGATCCTCGCCGGCTCCGCCGTCATTTGACGCGCCCAGTTTCGGGGAAAACCCCGAATGTGCGCGTCAGATATTCGTGGGCGCTCAGACGTTCAGCGTGACCATTGAAACGGTCGGTGATGAAACCGTGACCCATGCTGCAATTCCCCCCGGAAAGCAGTGGTGCGGCTGAGGCCGGGCGATCCGTTCCCGACCGAATGGTTTCGTAACCGTGCTTACCTGGATTTCCGTCCTGCTTTGCGATTCCCTTTTGCTTGCGTTACTCGAGCCGGCAACCAATCCTGATCCCACGTTGACCAGACGCCCGCCGGTTGGTCGCTGATCCGTTCGTGCACGCCGCCCGCGCTGTCGGCCTCGAGCACGTGGACCTTCGGCCGCGGCGGTGGCGACATCGGATCACCGCGCCGCCGTCGGAGCTCCCGGACCATCCAGGCAAAGACCTCGCTCCAGTCGTACGCCAGCGCGATCGAAACGGGACGCTCCCTCACGGCTTACCTGGGGCGGGTTGGGCTGTTGGCGGGAGCGGGGTGAGGAAGGCGGCGATTTCGTCGTGCAGCGGCTTCCACACGTCGTATCCGGTCCACTCGCGCATGACCTTGGCGGAGCGTTCCAGCAATTCCATCGCACGGGCGTGAGTGGCGCGCAGGGTGGCGAGGTCGGCCTTGAGCCGGTCCATCGCCTCGAAGTACAGGTTGACCGCGAAGTCTTCTGGATGCGGGTCACTCATGGCGTCCCCCTTCGTGCCGGGCGTCGCTCATCGCGAATCACAAACTGCTCACCATCGCCAAGAGCGTCGAGGACAGCGAATACGGCATCGCGGCTTGACGTGCCAGCGGGGATTACCATCACGCCTCGATCAACGAAGATTCGTCGAGGCATGCGGATGTGCGGGACGGGCTCACCAATAGGGCGCCCCCACCAGTAGTCGCTCATCTCGCCCTTCCTGTAGGGGTGGGGGCCAGGTCAGCGTCGAGGCGGGACACCGCGGCTTCGAGTGTCCCGATTTCCCGGTGCTGCGATTCGCCCTCGCCATGGTCGACCCGCAGGAAGCCAAGGCCGACCGAGTTGTTGAGCGCTCGTCGGCGGTCTCCAACGTCGCGTTCCAGCGCATCCAGCCTGTCAGCGAGAGCGCTCAGGGCGACGGCGGTGCTGTGCGCCCGGCATCCAGCCTCTCGGCATTCGTTGCCCCACACGCATTCGATCAGCTTGGCGGCGTTCCGTAGCGTCTCTCTCGCCCTCATCGCGCGCCGCCGTCTTGACGCATTACCTTCGCGCGGCAGCCCGGGTTGAGCCCGCAGCCGTTCCACGCACAGGCTGACCATGTCGTACCGCGTGCGTCGATCACCAGATCAACGCCGGGGCCGGCCGGCTCATCGTCGTCGCATGACGCCATGATTTTACCCGTGCGGAAGCGTACCGATCGGCAGCCGCGCGCGCCGCCGTCCGGCGCTGCCGCGAATGCCGGCGGAACGCACCAAGCGCTGGTCGGGTCCTCCGCGCAGCTCGGCGGGTTGACCGGCGGTTTCGGATAGCAGCCGACGACAGCCCATCCGATCGCGGCGACCGTGATCAGCGCGACGACGGCGACGATCCACCAGTCCGCGCGGGTATCCTCGTCCGGTTCCTGCCCTGGGACGTACTCGTTGCCGGCCATTACGGCGTATCCTTCTTCGGGTAGCCGCAGGAATCGCGCATCGTCCCTCCCTCGGGTATCCCCTGGGGAGGGCTGGCTACCGGGGTGGTGAGGCCGTATCGCTGCCTGACCTTCCCGAGCATTCGGTGGATCGCGCCCGTCTTGAAGTGGTACGCGGACACGAATCCGTCGGCGTCTACGTCCTTCGTCGCGACTACCAGCAGGTCTTCGAAGTCCTGGAATATGCCGTCGACAACGCCTAACAGCCGGTCTCTCTCCTGCTCGACTGTGCGAAGGCGGGCGCGGCTGTCATCGAGCCAGTCGCCAAGGATGCCCGCGACCACCGGAATGCACCGCTCGCCGTAGTCGCCCAGTTCCATCATGCGAACGATGGCCCGAGCGATGTCGGTCAGGTCGCATGACGGGCATTCGTGGGGCGCGGCGGGCGACTGGGGAGTGGCGCGGGCTGCTTCGACACGAGCGATGCAAACCATCTGCACGCGCCCCCCGCCGACGTCGCAGCACGGCTCACCGACTTGGCCGAGCGTCGAGCCAGGAGCAGCGGTGCACACCGGACAGGCCACGCCCAGCACGTCCTCGCGGCTCACTTCGTGTTCTGGTTTCGTCAAGGCTTCCCTCCCTCGGGTGGAGCGGCGGTCCGTATCGGCGACTGGTCCGGTGTCGCATCCAGCGCCTTCCGGAAGCGCAAGTCCTCGCGCGAGCGCTTTAGGGTCCGCTCCAGCCGCTCAATGGTGGAAAGATAGCCCTGGATCAATCGCTCCGGAGAAACCGGTCCGTAGTTCATCGTCGTGTACCCGCTGTCCCGCCGAGAAGTGGTCGTTCGATTGATTCAGCCTGAGCAACGAGGGCGGCTGCCACTTCGCGTAGGCGTTTGGCGAATTCGAGCGCCGCCCTCCTGCCGCAAGAATCGTGGCCTTCCCCTGGCGTCTCCGGCTTTACGGTCAGCCATTCGGCCTTGGCCGGCCTCGTTGGCTCCTCCCAGCGGATTGCTATCCACCCAGCGGTGGAGTGGAACACGCGGTCGCGCCCGCACGCCGCCAGTGCGGCTTCGACTTCGGGCGACAATTCAGCGCCGTAAAATTGTTCGTTCATCGCGTCCCCCGTGTACCCGCTGTCCCTGGGGTGGCTGCGCGTAGGTATTCCGACCAGGGTGTCCACCAACGTCGCTTCGGGTTCGGGTCGATGGCGAGTTCGCGCTGGCGACCGCTGCGCGACCATTGCCCGCCGTCGGTCGGCGCTTTGTCCTCAACCCAACCAGAGGCTTTGAGGCTAATGCCTAACTCGTCGCCGTGGATGTATGTGAACATGTCGCGCGCTCCCATCGCCTTCCCGGCCCTCGACGCAGCTCCGTAGAGCATTGAGCATCCGTTCTTCGCGCCGGGCTCCACGGCCACGCGAGTGACCTCCAGGCGCTTCCCGTTGTCCATCAGCCGCGCAGACGGGCGGCCGACAATCGCCACCCCTCGCAGCGCCTCGCCGTCTTCCAGGCCAAGCGACCACATTCCGCCGACGACGATGGGCAGCCGCCGATGCACGGCACGGCAGAACTTAAGCGCTGTCTTGATCGGCAATGGACGAACCGCCATCATCGCCAGCCTCTCTCCCCGACCCCTGGAATCCAGTGGTCCTCATCCACGCTGCAACGCCACGGCTCTTGCGCCGGTTCTGGCTCTGTTCGCATCCCTGGGATGGCCCGGAGGGCCGTCGTGTTCCCGACGTAACCGTAAGCATCGGGCAAGCCCGGTCCTGACAGCGCCTCGGGGGGTCGCACTGGTCGGACTGACGGTACATGCTCGCGGCTTCGTCGGCGTCGGCGTCGCGGGCGTCACGCTCGGAGCCGGGCGAACGCGCCGCTCGATCCCATCGCCAGCAGGACATGATTCGTGTTCGGCCGCGTCGTGCAGGCGAATTCCTCCTGCAAGCGGTAGCCGGGGCCGTAGCCGCCGAATCCCCGGTCCTCAATGCCGGTCGTGACTCCGACGCAGCCGCAGTGGCCGAGAATCCAGCGCTCCCCAGCCTTCGGCCTCGCGGGCCCCTCCTGGGGTACAGCCGGTGAGGGACCGCCGAGGTAGGTGCACTCCTCCAGCATCGACCAGCCGAAGTGGCCGTCTTCATTGCCACGGTCATTTAGCGCGTACCAGCCATTGGGAGATGGCCGGGTCAGCGTGATGTGCGTCCAGCGTGGCACGTCTCGCCAGTTCCAGCGCTGGCCCTTCGCGTACTCCGTCGGCCGTGCCGGTCTCTCGCTCTCACCTGCTGCCGCGCTCATTCGTCGCCTCCTTTCGGTTCAGCTTCGCAGCCGTCAGCAAGACAGCGCGGGAAGTAGCACTCGCCGCCGGGGTCGCACGCCTCCAGCCCGTGGCGTTCGGCGATGTCCTCCAGTGCCTTCAACGCCTCGACGTGAATCGGGCCCGGCTTCCAGTCCTCAGGTTTCTCGGCTCCCAGCCCGTCTGGATGACAGGGGCACAGGCAGCCGTGGGATGGCCGCCCCGCAACCCGTCCACATTGCTCGCCGGGGCCTGGCGTACAAACCGCGGTGTAGTCGCAGCCGCTCTCACCTGATGCCGCGCTCATTCGCTCCCTCCCTCTCTCTCGTTGTTGCTCGCGGTCACAGTGGCCTCAGTAGCCCGAGTCGCCGGCACCAGTTGACGTCCAGTCCAGCGGCCTCGGCCTTGGCGATGTCGTCGGGCCAGATTCCGCCATCGGGGAAGGCTTTCGAAAATGCTCGCACGGCTTCGGCGCAGGCATCCGCACGTTTCAGGTCAGCGGCGGTCACGGGCGTCTGGCCAGGCTTGCAGGCGACGAGATCGTACCCGGACCCGTCCCCGTACCCGTCCCCGGACCCGGACCCGTCCCCGTACCCGTACCCGTACCCGTCCCCGTACCCGTCCCCGTACCCGTACCCGTACCCATACCCGTACCCGTCCCCGTACCCGTACCCGTCCCCGTACCCGGACCCGGACCCGTACCCGTCCCCGTACCCGTACCCGGACCCGTACCCGGACCCGGACCCGTCCCCGTACCCGGACCCGTACCCGGACCCGGACCCGTCCCCGTACCCGTCCCCGGACCCGTACCCGTACCCGTCCCCGTCCCCGTCCCCGTTCTTGGGCGCTTCGCCGCGCAGAACTTCTACCTCCACGGCGCCGACTCCCACTTGGCCACCGCCTCCGGCGTGACCGACAGGACCGCCGTGATTTTCCTGAGCACGATGTCAGCGGCCGGGCCGACCTTGCACGATGCCGATGGGCCGCCCGCCGCAAGCCCCATGAAGCCCTTGATGTCGGCGCTCCAGTAGACGCAGAGCCGCGCCCGTTTCAATTCGATTGTCTCGCCCGCGATGTCCGTCGCGTAACCGAAGAACACGCCCCGGTGCTCCGTGGTCACGATGACCGCCTGCTCGCTTTTGCCGTTCGTTGCTTTCTTCATCGGTCGCTCCTGTCGGTTGTCGCTGCGTTAGGTGTCGGTATAGGGGGTGTGCGGGGCGTCAGTCGCTTCCGGTAGCGGGCCCGGTTGAAGCACTTGGGCGAGCAATATTTCGGGCGAACGTTGCCGCGGAGACGACCGAAGGGAACGCGACACCACTGCACCACGTGCGTGCGGAAGCGAACGGTGTCCCGTCGTCGTCAACGCAGGGCGAATCCCCTCGTTTGAGCGCGTCCCTCTCAGCCTGGAGGGTGGCGACCTGGGAGCGGAGCCCGTTGATTTCATCGCGAGCCGCCCGCTCCAGTAACCAAGCTCGCTCGGCATCCTCTCGAATGCGTGCCTCGTCGCTCATCGCGGCTCCTTCTGTAGGGCTGGGTCGGCGGGGGCGTCAAGGCGGGTGAGCAAGTCAAGGTCCGTGGCGGCCTGGTATCGCCGCTGCCGTGTAGCGTCGCCGCTCTCCATCATGCGTGAGGCCGCAACCGTCTCAGCATCCAGCTTGTCAGCCAGCGCTCGGAGGGCGGCGGCGTCCTCGGGCATACAGCCACCGTCAAACACTTCGCACTTCGCTAGCGCATCCAGGCGGTCGGCAATCACGCGGAGGCGTTCCCTCGTCGTCATCGTGGCTCTCCTTTCGTCTGCCCGGGGTCGCGCGGGAATTTCCACGGGTCTTCGGCTACGACGATGAAGTCGGCATTCGTCCATCGGTATTCCCCGCCGGGAACATCGGCGACAAGTGGCTTGATGTAGACCACGCGTTCGTCGGGGATAGGCTCGTCCGGCGTTCCTCCGCCTTCGGCCCACTTTTCCGGCGTGAACACCGGCTCGCGGGTGACACGCAGCAGACGCCCGATCCGCACGTGGTCGCGGATGCGATGGCCAATGGTACTTGTCTCCATGACGATGTCGCCGACTTCAGGCGCCTTCATCCGCGCCCGCATCACGTCGTGCGACGGGACATCGCCACCGTGCAACATCGCGATCCAAAGCTGATATGCGCTCATCGCCAGCAGCCCGATCACCTTGTTCATCGCGTCGTTATCAAACGTCTCGCTCATCGCGTCTCCTGGGGAGGACGGGTGCCGGGCGTCGCCTCCAGTGCCTTCCGGAAGCGGTCGTTATCAGCCTGGAGGGTGGCGACTGCGGCGCGGGCCTCGTCGCGTTCGTTTTCGAACTTACACCTGCAAGGTGTGCGGCGGGAGTAGTGCCGGTCGGCCAGCGCGGCGGCGGGCGCCCAGAACTTGGCCACGCGCTCCCACGTTGATGCGGGCTCGTCGAAAAGGGACAGGTTCGCGCTCACCCTCCTACCCCTTCCTGATTCCGCGCGCGGGGCTCGAACATTCCGTGCTCGTCGCAGCCGCGTGCGCCGCAAAACCTCCCGCGCAACCGGCGGTGCCGACTGACGTAGCATGTTGAGCACCAGTCCGGGTGCGGGTCGCTGGCGCCGACGCACCAGGGGCGCTGTTTGCCGCAGGCCCGGCAACGGAACGTCGGGCACGAACGGCAGTCGTTGCCAGCCTTGCAATTGCGGCCGGGATAGACGTATTTGCCGTTCACCAGGCTCACGTCCCAGCCCCTTCCTGATTCCTACTGGGGGAGGGCGTGGCAGCCGGGGTGAGCTCGATTTCTACCCGCGGGCGTTGCCGGTCGATGCGCAGGCGCGAGCCGTCCACCGACGCCACTTGCTTGTCGTCTTTCAGCACGCCTGCCGCCTCGAGCGCATCCGAGACGGCCGCGAGAAAATTTAAGAGATCGGCCCGCCCCGCACGCTCGCGGTACACGATCGCGCGCATGTTCACGTCCGTGACGATCGGACCCTTGCCGCTCGTGACCGCGCCGGCCGCGTTGTCGACTCCGATCCAGCGCACGACGTCCGGCCGGTATTGGCGCCGCAGTTGCGCGATCGCGACGACGGCCCATGCCTCATGAGCCAGGCTCGGCACGGTGAACACGCGACGGCCGCGCTTGATACGGCGGAGACTATTTTTCTTCGTCCGCGGGGCGCCTTTGATCACGAACGTCACGCGGCCTTGACTCCATAGGTCGCGACGATCGCGGCCAGCTCGCACACCGCCCGCTCGACGTCCGCTCGCATGCTCGGATACGCGTAGAACGGAACCCGGTGGTACTCGTAGATCGTGACGTCCTTCCGGGCGTCATCCCTGCGCCCGACGAACACGTCGTAGAGAAACCGCTGCGCGTCGAACATCACCAGGTAGGCCCGCCACTGGAGGCTGTCCGTGTACTTGCCCTCGATGTCGAAGCGCTCCGTGAGCTTCTGGTCGTAGACGGTCCCGTCGAAGCCGTCGACCTTGCCCACGAGCGTGACCGGCCCATGTGGCGTGTTGAAAATCTGCTCCGCTTTCAGCTCGCGCACGTCGGGGATCGCGATCTCTTCGTCGAGGTCGAACGTGAAGCCCCACCCGTCGACGGAGCACGAGAAGATTTCACCGTGCTGCGCCGTCTCGAACAGTTTCGCGAACGCCCGGCCCGCCTCCATCGCGGGCGTGGGCGTGTCGGTGTGCGCGAGTTGAGCCAGTAGCGTCGACAGATCGGAGTCCTCCCGGTCTTTCCACCAGCGGTACGACTCCAAGTCGGTCACCGACAGCCGGATCACGCTGCCGCCTTCGCCTCGAACGCGCCCGCGCCGCGGTTGAAGGTGAACCCCTGCGTCTTCGCTGCCTTCACGAGCAGGCGCCAAACGCTGTCCTTGATCGACGCCTCGGCCTTCTTCACACCGGGGAGGATCTCGTTGAATGCCTCGACGCCTTCGACGTCCGCGATCGCCGTCTGCCAATCCGTCAGCTTCGCGGCCAGCGCGCCTTGGTTGACCGACATCTTGTTGAGCGCGGCTTTCGTCTGCGCGATCACGCCGGCCAGGAAGTCGGGCGTGGCGGCGAAGTCCGGGACCTCGAACGGAGAGAACTGCGCCGGGTTCTTCCCGAACGATGTGTCCGTCGGGGAGAAATTGAGCATGCGCTTCTGGCCGCTCAGGTAGATCCGCCCCATCAGGTCGGCGGCCTTATAGATCTCGTTCTTCGAGCCGCCTTGCATGTCGAGCCGCTCGATCAGCTCGTCGCCGTTCCGCTGCTCGTCCGAGTGCGACAGCAGCACGACGTCGAGGCCGAACGACCGAACGTATTTCGTCCACGCGACGAACGTCGACTTGAGCTCGCCGTAGCCCGGCAACGTGAGCGATCCGCCGCGCCCCAGCTTCGGGTTGCCCGCGATGATGTGCGCGGTCAGGCAGTCGAGCGCCCGCCCGGCCGTGTCGACTACGAGCGTCTTGTAGGCCTTCAGATCGTCGGCCGTGATGCCCATGACGTCCGCCCATCGTTCGATCTGGACGACGTCGCCGCGGTTCGCCGCGCGGTAGCTCCCGCGGTCGAAGTCCAGCAGCAGCGGCGCCTCCGCCGTGAATCCCATCGACGTTTTTCCGACGCCCGGCACGGCGTAGAGCGCCGCCGTGATCGTCTTCACCTCGATTGCCTCTGATGCCTTCGTGATTTTCAGCATGGCCGTGGTCCCCTTTTCTGTCGTTACGTCACTGCGGATTTCGTCGCGTTCCAATGCCTCAGCAGGGCCGCTGCTTCGTCTCCCCGGTTCAGTCCCACGAGCCGGGTACAAGCGCTCTCGACAACGTCGTCGGGCGTCTTCTCCAGTGAGAATCCGAGCACGTGGCCGCTCGTGTCGTCGGTCAGCGTCCCCCGGGCGGACGTCGCGAAGATCGTCTCGATCACGAGGCGCACCCCGGTGTCCAGCTTCACTTCGCGTTTCATGATGGCCACCGTTCACGCGGGGCCAGGGCCGGCCAGGCTTCGAACGGATCAGGCGCGCGCGCCGCCGCGGCGAGGTACGCGTTCGCCAGGTCGTCGGCCCCGGCCTGCAGGCCCCGATCCCACGCCGCTTCGATATCGTCGACCCGGCCGGCACGCTCCCGACGGGTGGCGACGCTGCTGCCGTAGGCGAAGCCCAGCCCAAGGCCGACCACGAGAGCGGAGAGAATGACCCAGGTCACGACGCGGCCCTCCCGAAGCGCAGTTCGAGCAGCGCCAGCGTCCCTTCGTTGAGCGGCTGGCCGGCGAGCACCCGGGAGAGCGTTCCCCGCGCCATCCGCAGTTCGAGCGCCGCCGCGCGGTCGCCAAGCTCGTCAACGAGATCCTGCGCCGCCTGCCGCAGCCGATCGGGCGGCTCGGTCCCTCGCTTCGTTTGTGGCCTCATGTTGAAATTACTTTGTTCAGTTGCACGCGAAACATCGAGGCTGATAACGCGTGGAAAACTCCGCACGGCGTCACGCCCGCTCCGTGACGACATACCGGCGCGAGATTGTCGCGGCCGCGTTCGCCGCAACGTCCGCCAGTGCTGCCGCGCCGATCTCAGGGAACGCGTCCCACAGCGGCAACAGGGCATCCATCACGGCCCCGGCAACTTCCCAGCCTGGCACCTTCGCCCGGGGCGCCACGGCCCGTTCCAGGCGCTCTCCGAGGGCCAGGAGGGACCGGCGTAGGAGGGCGGATGCGGCGGACGTCCGCGAGCCCTCGGTAAGCCCCGCCGTGAACCCGGCGTGACACCGCGCGTGGCCCCAGTGGATGAGCGCGGCCCCGATATTCCCGACCGCCAGCGCCGCCCGCGCGCGGCGGGCGTAGTCGATGGCGTGGCGGATGCCGCTCGCCCGCCCGCTCACGGCGTCACCTTCCGGTCGGACGCGCACGGGCGGCACAGGCGGTCACCCTCGATGAACATCACGTCACCCCGGGCGATCGTGGAGCGGCAGTCCTTGCAGCGGCCGTCGGTGGTGCGGGTCAGGTGGCCCCGAATCGTCTCCAGCGTTGCCGCGCCGAGGGCGATGGGCTCGGGCTCGTCGGTGGGGTCGGAGCTGCGGTAGCCGGGTTCCGATTCGAGCAGTCGGAGATCGTTGTCCGTGAATCCTTGGTGCATGACCTACCCTTCCCCCTTCTCGTCGCCGTCCGCAGTTTCCGAGCAGATCGCGCAGACGATCGCGGCGGGCATGAACCGCCCGTGCACCGGGCACCGCTTGTCGACCAGCTCGGAGCGCAGCCAGGCCCCGAGCTGCGTTCCCTGGATGTAGAGGGCGCGGCGGGCCGATGACAGCATCTCGGCGCTCGGCGTGGTCCGGGTCAGCCCGTCCTCGACCCCACCGATGAAGGCCAGCCCGCAGTCGTCCAGCGCGATCGCGGCGGCCTTGTAGGGGTCGGCGCTCGGCGGCTGGCGGTGGAGGATGACGGCTCCGAGCGGCGACACCGCCGGCGAGCGCTCGTCCCGCGCCCAGCGCTTGTGCTGCTGGGAGACGCAGGTGACGCCGATGACGTCGGGGGCGACCGGGATGCCCTGCTTGGCGCACCAGAGGATCGCGTCGTGGATCTGGAGAAGCAGCGGGCGTCGCTTCATCGGGTCTCTCGCGAGGGCGGGCATCAGCGCACCACCTTCCAGGCTTCGATCCCGAAGGTCGGCGGGACCAGCAGCCGCTCGAACCCTCCCGGGACGTACTCGCGCGCGTTCGCCAGCGACGCGACGTTCGTCACCGAGGTCTGCCGCCACTCCTGGATCTGCGAGTCCCAGGACCACTCGAAGACGAGGTAGCGGCCGTCCTCGCGGCCGTGGCGGTGGATCGAGATGACTTCGATCAGCGGGGCCGACTCGGCGCGGAACTGGTGGTCGAACTCCTCGACCAGCGGAATCGCGCCGGGGGTGAGGCTGTCGCGGAAGCGGCTCAGGTAAACGACGGTCTGCATCGGTCGGGCTCCTTGATTGGAAGGCCCCGACTCGGCGACACTCGCGCCCAGCTCGGAGCCGGTTTGGTCGGCTCGGGTCAGCCGTCGTCGGGCGTTCTCAGCGCTCGGCGGCGGCGTTATTTACTCGTCTCCTTAGCTGATTCTGTGCGAGCCGGTCACCTCAGATTCGACCACGGGCGCGCAAAACAACCGCCAATTGCCCAGCGACACCGTAAGGCCGTAGTTGGGGTTCAGGCGCTCCGAAGCGTCCAGGGTCACGCGAACGGAAGGCAGGCGCCGAGACGCCAGCAGGAGCGCCGCGACGTTCCGGGACGCCAGCGCAGCGTACAGATCACGCCACCGGGCCGTCTGGTGGCGTTTGTCGGTCTTCGCGTAGGCAGCGCTGCCAGAAGCCAGACCGGCGCCGCTAGGTGTCAGCGCGTCGAACTGCGACACGTGTTCCAGCGATCCGCGAACCAGCACCGCAACCTCGCTGCCCTTGTGCGTAAACGTCTGCGTCGTCTGCGTCGTCATCGTCGTCTCCTTGTCCGTGTCGAACCCAGAATCGTACCCCGTCTCATTGTCACCGGAGGTCAACATCAGGCCGCCCTCCCGAACACCACCTCGGTCATCGTCTCCCGCGGCAGCCTGACCGTCGCGTCGCCCTCGACTACCTCGGGGACGCCCTCTCCGACCGCCTGCATGGTCAAGGCGTACTTGAGACGGTTGGTCTCAGCAAGGGCCGCGATGCGGAGGCGCCAGAGGCGGGCGCGAATCGGGTAGCTCGGCGGGCGGCGGGAGGCCAGCGGGGGGCGGCGCATTTAGGCGGCATCCGAGAGCGTCATCTGGGAGGGGGCGGCCACCGTGGTCACCCGGCCACCGGCGATCGTCGGGGCGTCCGAGATGAACTCGACGTAGCCCATCGTGGCGTGCGGGCCGTCCTTGTTGTACCGAGCCGCGCAGGCGCGCGCGTCGGCGAAAGACTCGAAGTCCAGCCCGCCGACCATCATCCTGTTCGCCTTGTTGAAGAACCAGAACCGCCGGGCCGTCGTTGTGTTGGTCATGTCCCCATATAGAGCAAACGCTACGCCAACCTTACGTAAGATTTAAGTCCGCGTAACCATTGGGTCGAGTATGTATGCGTTACGTCAGACTGCGCGGTGTCTTACGCACGTAACACGTAAGTCCGCGGTAATCACCGCGCAATCCGTTACGCACCCGCCACGCCTGTTATACGTCTGATTTACATGGTCGCTACGTGCGTTTGTCGTTGACCATGCGCCGGTTCCGTGTCTACCGTCTTGGTCATGCCGGACCCACGCCGCAAGAAGGGCGAGACGCCAGGACGCCTCAACCTGATCGAAGACCCCGCCGAGCTGGCGCGCTGGACCGCGACGGCGAAAGCGAAGGGCCTTTCACTGAGCGCCTGGGTGCGCATGGTTTGCCGAGCGGCAGCCGGCGGATCAAAACAGCCGCAGGAGGCCGACGCGTAGGAAGGAATCCGCCATGAACCACCACAATGACAACGCCCGGGGACACGTCATCCTCGAAGAAGACCGGGCCGGGAACGTGCGCCCGGTGCTCGCCCCGCTGCTAAAGAAAAGGTGAAGCGCTTGAAAGATGCCAGAAAGGGGAAGTGATGGACCGCAACCTGCACATCGTGATCGACGAAGCCGCCGCGCCGAACGGCGCCGACGTGGTTCGCCTGGAGCCGCTGCCCGCCAACGACGTCTCCCCGTGGCGCCGCGTGGGCCTGATGTCAGGGCTGGCGGGCGAATACATGCCGCTCATCACGGTGGAACAGGCACGGCGGCTGCTGGCGACGGACGTGGACGAGGCAGCGTGAGGTATCTCGTTGTCGTCGGTCAGGGCGGCGGGATGGCGCAGCTCACGAACGTCGTCGTCGTGGACGCCGAGACAGAGCGGGCGGCGAAGGAACGCGCTTGCGACCTGTCGAGCCTGATCCGCGAGTCCGTGCGCGACTGTTACGCGATCGAGCTGGTCCTAGTTCCCGACGGGTGGTCGTACTTCACGTGAGCGTCCCGAACCGCCAGACGCTCCAATACATCGGAGACGGTGCCGAAGCGTTCGCCATGGTTGCCGAGCTGGAGGGCACGCTTCGCGACCTCTGGGAACAGGTCAAAGATCAGCCGTGGGACGACACGCGAAAGTCCGTGCTCAAGACGCTGGCGGGCGCGCGGGAGCTGCTAGATCGGACGCGCTAGCCCCCGTTGGCGGCGATCCAGCGCCGCAACCTCTCGGCGAGCAGGTATGCCGCCCCAACCTCAGTCCCGCTTTCGATCAGGGCCCGTTGGAAGCATTCGAGCGCACGGGCCATCCCGATGCGATACCCGATGCGAAAGCCAGGCTCGTAGCCGGCGAGCAGTTCGAGACCTTCGTCCGGCGTGTCGTCGCCGGACACGTCACGTTCCAGTCCAGCGCCGCAGGTACTCAATGGCCGACAGCAGATCTTCGATCCTGTCACCCAGAAATCCGATCCCGAAGTTGCAGCTGCGACATAGCAGCGCCCGCGGTCGGCCGGTCTGGTGATCATGATCTAGATGCAGCAAGTCCCGCCCGTCGCCGCTTGGAACACGTTTGCAAATCGCGCAGGCCCCCTTCTGCAAGGACGCCATTCGGGACCAGTCCTCCCATGTCGTCCCGAACTTGATCTTCATTTTGCGCGACATCTCCCTGTCGGCGTGACACTTCTTGCATCGCCACCCCATGCCAATCCTGACGCCGTCAGTAGCGTTGTGGTTCGCGCCGCGCTTCGCTTCTATTCTGTAGCTCTTTGGCGTGCCGTGCTTCGGGCACAGAGGCGGTTGCGCCAACCTTCGCGGATCTGGATGTTTATTGGGCGCTCGCATTACAGGCCGGTCCAGCGCCGAAGATGGCCGTCCGGGGCCTTGAACACGTCCACGTGGACCCAGCCGCTCACGGGATAGAGCCCAAGCCCGCCGAGCCCTGAGAGCTTCCCATCCTCGTACGCCGTGATCACGACGCGATAGAGGTGCGGCACGTCGAACGCCCCGCGGCTCGTCCTGAGGTCGGCGGCGTTCCCCTCGACATGCTGGCTCGAGGACGCGACGCCGTGCGCGCCCTTCCCCGCGTCAGCGATGATCAGCTCTGCGTTGTGGGCCGGCGTCCGGTATCCGCTCTGCACGATCAGCGGCCCGCCCCAGAGGTCGCGGATCGCGTCGCAGAGGTCGACGATCAGCGCCCAGCGGTCCGCCCACTCTTCCGGATACGGCGTCCGATCTTTATCTCGGCAGGCGAAATCCGCTGGCGTGAAATGTCGACCGTCGGGGAGGCTCATCCTCGAAGCCTCCGAAGCGTCCGCGACCCTGGCCGCAACACTTTCGCCGCGACGTTGAGCCGCCCCGCCGTGTCACCGATGCGCGTGCGGGCGAAGATGTTGACGACGTCGCCTGTCTTCTCCCGGACGATCTGATAGCCGCCGGGGCTCATCGACAGCGGCGCGTCGAGCTTGCCCATGCGGTCGAACCCACCCACGCCGGCCGGGTCGAAGTACCGGGGTAGGACGTAGTTAGACAGCCACATGTCGCGCGCGAGCTCGCCCACGGTCGCCCGCTGCGCATAGCTGTCCGCCTGCACGGGGTCGCACGCCTCGAGCGCGATGTCTCGCCCGCCGCCCAGCGACCGCCATCCGGTACACGTCGGGTCGACGAGCATCTCCAGGCACTCGTGCGACAGCGTCACGCACGTGTCGACGGGGCCCTGGTTGAGCACGAACCCGTGGATCGCGCCGATGTCGTCCATGTGCACGCCAAGCGCCCCTGGCATGTCCAGCGAGTCGACGATCAGCATGATCCGGCACTCGACCGCGGGGAGGCCGTCCGCGCCGGCGTAGAAGACGACCGGCGTCGGCGTCACGCCCCAGGCCTGCGCGGCCTCGGTGACTTGCTGATCGCAGGCGTCGCACATCAGCGCGACGTCTGCGTCCGCAAGGCCCGAACGATTGACGACGGCGATCTGTGTCATCCGCCGTGATCCGCCAGCCACGCCCGCGCGCGCTGCGCCTTGAGAGCCTCGAGGTCATCGACCTGGCCGCGGACGCTGGCCTTGTTCGCGACCTCTTTGACCGCGGCGACGATCGCGCACTCGCCGAAGTTGCCGACGAGCTTCGCCATCTCGGCGACATAATCCCCGGTCGAGAGCGCGGTGTTGACGTCGTCGATCAATCCCGCGACGGTCTGCGCGCCGCAGTCCTTCACGATCGGAACGACGTGGGAGCAGGATAGCGCCAGCGTGGCGGCGAGCAGGAGAGCGGCGATGGTTCTCATGATTTCATTCCTCCGTCGGTGCGTTGATAGAAAGGTGTGAACGGTGGCGCCAGCGGGTCCCGTGGCAGCATCACGGACGGCGGCGGCGCCGTCGGGTCGTTCGGATCGGGCGGCGTGCCGTGGCCGCAACTCGCGAAGATCGCGGCCAGCCCCAGCAGCGTCACGGCGGTGGCGATCGCGGCGGCTTTCACGCGGCGCCGTCCTTCTTCTGCGCCGGCGGGATCGCGTCCCCAGGCTTCGTGTTGTAGAGCGCTCGCGCCGCTGACCCGCACGCGGCCAGGAACGCCATCGACGCGATGATCACGGTCTGTTTGTTGAGCGGCCCTGCGGCGAGCGTCCCACCCGCAGCGGTGGCGCCCGCGCCCAGAACAGCCAGCCAGCCGATGACAGTTTGGTTCATGTTGCGTCCCCTTTTTTCGTGACGTTCTCGAACAGCTTGAACAGCCGGTCGATGTGATAGTTCCGCGCGTCCCGTTCGTGGTTCGCGATCGGCGCACGCGCGTCCGCCTTGATCGCCGCGTCCATCTGTGGCCACACGGCGTTCATTAGCGCGAGGATTCTCCCGACCCGCTGGAGGCGTACTTCGCGCTCAGCCGCGTCAAGGTACGGATAGTCCGCTCCAAAGCCAATAAGTCCACGGCCGGCGTCTTTGAGCGCGTCTCCGACGGCCTTGAGGTCGTTGTGGTCGAAAGAGCCCCCACCGCGAGAGCCATCCGTTTCATCTTCCACGATCCTTCACCGGCGTTTTCTCGACGCCTCGTCCTGCTTGTTTTCGATGCGCTCGATCGCCTTCTCGACGCGCTGTTGCGACTGATCCACGCGTTCGATCCTCGCGTTCATGACGGGAAGCTCCAATCGGACGCGAACGATCTCGTCACGGCTGGCGTTGAATTCTTCGCGCGTCGGCGTGGTCGCTGCCCATCGCGCGATGCCCCAAGCAATGCCCGCGACCCCGGCAAGACAGCCGATGATCGCGAGCAGGTTTGACTTGGGGCGTAGGTCATCAGACATCGGTGAACTACGAAACCAGGTTCCGATCTCCATAGCCGCTGGCGTTGAGGACGTTGTTGGTGCTCGCCGAGACGGTCAGGATCTCCGACGGATGCATCACGAACGGCCCGAATTGCTGCGTGCTGTTCGCCGGGATGTTTCCGACGGTGGCGTTGGTGCCGATGATGCGCGTGCCCGCGGCGTCGGCGCCGATCGAGGCGGTGAAGTTCACGGCTGACGCCGTCGGGTTCGAGACCCATATGTAGATCTGCCGCACGCGCTCGTTGGCGGCGGCGGTGAAAACGGTGGCCGGTCCCGTCGCCACAAGCGCCGGGCCGAAGATTCGTGCGGGAAGTCCCATGATAGCCCTCCGTTACTCCGTTACCGTTTCGGTGCGCAGCTCGCGCGGAAGTTCGTACGTCTTGTCTCGTAGTCGCTCCAGCCGTTCATGGAGCCGCGTCAGCACGTCCGACCAGAGGCCCGAGAGTTGCCCGCCGAGCGCGCCGATCAGGTGCACCATCACGTCTTCGTTGATGTCGATGAGGACGTGCGTTTTTCCGTCGGCCCAGTCGGACGCCTGGATCTGCATCCCGAATCCGGCGGCACCCGTCGCCAGCGCGTCGGCCAGGGCGGTGACGCCGAGTTCGTCCCAGGTTCGCAGGCGCTTCCGGGCGTACTCTGGATTGGGCGATGGCAGGCCGACGAGGTGTGACGTCAACGCGAACTTCTCGAACTTCGTGATCCCGAATTTCATTGCTGGCACCTCATGACCATGCAGCCACGAAATACTGCGTTCCGTCGCTGTTGAGAGGGATCCACTTCGCCTGCGCCGCGGCCGTCGGCCCGCTGCCTCCGATTGTGCCCAGCGTTGCCGCCGCCCCGCCGCCGAGCGCGACAGAGCCGTCGATACGAACACTGCCGGCGTCGACCCAAAGGGCATAGCCGTTCGTGATGATGATCCCCGTGCCCGCCAGTGGAGCATTGGCGATGTAGACCGATGCCGCGAAGCTGATCGTGACGGAGCCCGCATTGCCAAGGACGATGCCTGGACGCGGTACAACCACGGCATTTAATCCGGTCGCGGTGGTGACTGCGGTCGTGCCTGTCAGCGTGATCCCCGCTGATAGCTTCACCGCATCCGCGACGAGCGACGTCGCGCTGGCCAGGGTCGGCGACCCCGTGACCGTCATCGTGTTGTTCGCAACGATGCTGGAATTGTGAGTTGTGAGGAACGTGACCGCGTCCCACTGCGAGCTGGACAGAAGGCTGTCGCTGTTGTTCCCGTTGATCGTCAGGTTGTGGCCGGTGCCGCCGCTCTCGCTCGTGATCGAGATGCTGGTTGACGTGAACGTCAGCCCGGCGGACGCATTCAGCGTCAGCGTCGCCGTGCCGGCGTCGATCTTCATCGACCGCACCGTGCCGGTGCCGGTCGCCTCGCTCTTGAGCGTCCATAGATTCGCCGCCCACGAGGCCGTTATCCGATCCGTGTTCGCATCACCGAGGTTGCCGACATTCGCCCACGACTGCGACGATCCAGCTCCCATGAATAGAACGCGCGTCCCGGACACGTCGAACTGAAAGGCGGCGTTGCCAAGGGGCGCCGTTGTCGTGCCCGAGCTGGTCATCACGCGATTCGCGAGCGGCCATGCGAACACGCTGGGGATGGCGACGCCGGCCGTCACGGTCTGCTGGAGCGGCCCCGTGCCGAGCGCCCCCATATTGACGCCGTTGGGTGCCGACACGTCCGGCGTGGAAATCCAAAACTGCGCCCGTGACATCCCGATGCCGTCGGGGATCGCCGGGCTGACGTCGTCGCCGTCCTGGCCGTCGATGCCGTCGCGACCCACGCGTCCCGCGAGACCCGCGAGACCGGGGAAGCCCTGCAGGCCCATGTCGCCGTCCTCACCATCGCGCCCATCGACGCCGCGCGCGCCGGCCGGCCCGGGCGTCGCCGACCCGCCGGTGATGAAGTTGTCGATCGTGAGGCTGTTTGAATTCACGCCTGTCTGGATCTTGTGAAGCGCGCGCTCGATCGCCGTCTGAAGGCGGTTGAAGTCCTCACGGTCGACGATCTTTCCATCGAGTTGGATGCGTTCGAGTAGGGGCATTAGTGCTCGTTGCTCAGACGCCGAGCGTGGTCAAATTCCACACGCGATGGCTGATCACAACCTGCCCTGCTGGCTTGCTCGGGTGCGTCCCGTCGGCCTGGGTCATGATGCCGTTGGCGGCGTGGCCGGGGTTCAAGAGCGGAGCATCGATGGTATAGATCGGCGTGCGGATGTCCATCCATTCGCAGTTGGCCGTCGCCTGGACCGTCGCCTTCATCGCATTCAACGTTGCGTTGACGGCCGCGTCGTCCGAGCCGACACCGTCGGGCCAGTTCTCGGTCAGGTACCAGAGTCCCGAGATAAAATGGAATCTGCAGGTCGGCCGGACAGCTTTTACGCCTGCGATGTACGCGGCGACGTTGGCCGCTGACGTCGCGGGCGGAATCGGAGTGCCGCCGTGGTTGAAGTGGTCGTTGATCCCGACCATGCACAGGACGTGATCGGGGTTCTGCGCGGTCACGTTCGCGACGCCCGCGAGACAATCGGCCGTCGTGTTGCCACCGACGGCAACGTTCGCGAACGTGATCGGAGCCGATCCAACGCCCG